AAAGACGTTGGTATAAAGATCTTGATCAGAAAGTTATAAACGAACAAACTCCTTTTCAAAACATGTATAATGATCTGTGGGATGAAAACGTTGACAACAAGGATGTTGTCTTTGCAACCAACATTTCGGTCAATGGCGTTAAACTTTATGGAAGAGATAGGTACTTCGAAAAACTAGGAGACTTTGGTGTAGATACGGATACTTACACACCGAAACACTTGTGGGACGCACTACAGTTCGACAATGTCTATTATGCAGATCATCATCAGTGTCATGCTGCACACACATTCTTAATGTCTGGATATGAAGAATCAGACATCTTTGTGATTGATGGACAAGGCAATGTTTTTAGAGCGGTTTTCATTCCATCAGACACACAAGAAATAATTGATCTAAGTGATGACTTACCTATTGGTTGGTTGTGGAATGTGATGACACGACTTGCAGGATTTAGTGTTCTTAACGAAGGCAAGTTGATGGGCCTTGCAGGTTATGGAAAACACTCACATAGATGGGAAGAAATCTTTCATCTTATGTTTGAAGAGTTTCAAATGAGAGGTGGTAAGTACTGGCCACAAGAGGGGTACTTTGACAAGTTTACTGAAAATAAAACTTGGAAAGAAGACATGGCGTTTACCCTTCAAAAATTTACCAACGAAAAAGTTTTAGAAATAATTTTACCATTAAAGACATCCAACAATCTTTGTGTTGCGGGTGGTGTAACTTATAATGGTTATTTAAATGAAGAGTTTACGAAACATTGGGAAAATGTTCATGTCCCCAATGCGCCTGGCGACGAAGGTCAATCTATAGGTCTTTATATGCACTGTGATTATGTTTTAAATAAAAACGTAACTAGTCCCCCTGTGTATGCGGGTAAGGATTGGGAAGTCACAGAAGAGTTGTTTAAAGATCTAGATCAATGGTAAGTGTTATTGGTAGACCTGTACAAAGATCGATTATAGGTGCAGCGGGAACGATGCATGACCAGTCTTGGTATGACGGCGATATTCACTGGCAGGCAGAAAGACATACTAGAATAAAAGGTAACCGAAGAAAGAGCGGTTACAAACAAACTGTTTCGGGTTTGTGTACAAGAAAAAAAACTCTTTACCTTGATACGCAGGAAGAGATATACGAACAGGTATTTCAGTCTTTTCATAATCAATATGAAATCTATGCGTTTACCATGCCTAGAAGAGAAGATAGATTTGTATATCCAGAATTTGCAGATCACTTCAATACTATATGGAGATTTGAACCCAAAAAATTATTTGACTATTACCATAAGGATAAAATCTTTTATGCGGATCATCACCAATCACATGCAATTTATGCATATCTTCAGAGTGGATTTGAAGAGTGTGATATCTTAGCTGTAGATGGTGGCGCCGCATTGTTTACTAGTTTTTGGTGCGATTCAGATCAAAACATTACCAACCTAACACCGTTCTTTAATCTTGGTAGAACTTGGATTGCTTGCACTACTGCAGTGGGGTATGTTATGACATCAGGTGGTAGAATATGGCAGGACAATGAAACAGGCAAAGTAATGGGTCTTGCGGGTTATGGTAAAGTGCATTGGGGTTTATATGAACTTTTGCATGAAATTCTTAAAGATGGTACATCACACCGCAATCTTCCTGATCACGAACACAAGATCATCAAGTATGCACAAGAAAGATTTGTACCCCCTCAAAACATGTCAGCGACTATGCAAAAATTAAATGACGATGTTGTTGAGGATCTCGTAACAAAACGTAAGACATCAAAAAACATTTGTGTGAGTGGTGGTGTAGCTTACAATGGTTACATGAACGAGATGTTGACTAAGATATATGACAATGTTTTTGTGCCGCCTGCAGTAGGAGATGAGGGACAATCCGTTGGGATTTATATGATGGCAGACTATGTCATAAATAATAATGTGCATATTCCAAAAGTGTATGCTGGCATTGAACATGAAGTGAAAGAAGAGATTTTTGTTGGTATGAAATACAAGAAAATGAATATGGATGACATATATCCATTTATTGCAAAACAAATTGCTGGTGGATCTATCGTTGGATGGTATCAAGGTAGATCTGAAAGTGGAAATCGTGCACTAGGAAATCGTTCGATCCTTGCGGATCCCAGAAACCCAGATATCAAGGGCATCATCAACGAGAAGATCAAACTCAGAGAAGACTTTAGACCATTCGCTCCTTCAGTCTTGATTGAGGATTATCAAGAGTGGTTTGATACAAACCAACCCTCACCTTACATGTCACGTATCATGCCTGTGAAGGAAGATAAAAGATCTGTAATACCAGGCGTGACGCATGTTGACGGAACTGCACGTATTCAGACAGTAGAAAAATCATTCAATGAAAAATATTGGAACGTCATCAATGCGTTCAAAGAAGAGACAGGCGTCCCTATGCTTTTAAATACGAGTTTCAATTGTCAAGAACCAATTGTAGAAACCCCAGAAGAAGCGCTCGCTACATTCAACAGAGTTGGTTTAGACATTTTGGTTATAGAAGATTATGTTGTAGTAAAATGATTGACTTATACAATAACACTATTGATATCGACTACATGAACAGAATCGTTCATATATCTCAGAGGTTCCCAGAAAAAGCGACTGAATTGTGGGACTCTGTTAGCCCTAATCAATTTATTTCGAAAAAAGAACTCTTGACAACTGTGTTAGAAAGTGGTATACTATCTAAAGATTTGTCAGTAACAATTATAGGATCTTGGTTTGGTTCTATTTTGGTTCCTGTGTTGGCTCCGCTTGTAAAGGACATCATATGTTTTGATATCGATGAAGAGGCGGGACACATTGCTACACAGTTACACAAATATGACAATGTTATTTTTAGTAAACAAGATTTATCTAAACAGAGAGTTAAAACATTACAAGACGCAAACGATTTGTTAGTTATAAACACTTCCTGTGAACACATGGATGATATGATTGACATTATGCACCTACAGCATTTGAATCCAAAATACAAACAAAATCCAAGAAACATTTGGATTGCATGTCAATCGAATAACATGTTGGATATAGAAGGTCATATAAACTGCGTTTCGTCCATGAAAGAATTTAAATTGCAAATGCCTATGGAGGCAAAAATTTTAAAGGAAATGGAAATAGGAGAAGAAAGAGGTATAAGATATTTCATTTTTGGAATGATACCTCACAGAAAGGAACCAAATGAGTAATCTAAAAGAACTTACATGGGAACATCACGAAAGAGCAGAACAGTCACCATTTGCATCTTTGCTTATGAGTGGAGATATCGAACCTAAAGATTATCAAAAGTATCTTTTCAATCAGATGATCTGTTATGGTGCATTAGAAGGAGCGGTGGATCTGCCAGAACCATGGCGTGGTGTGTTCCGTGCAGACGCAATCTTTCAAGATATGCAAGAACTGATGAAAGAGTATAACCTTTCTCCTATCGAAAAGGCGTTAGATACTACTGTCGAATACGTAGGTTACATTGAAGGAATTAAAAACGATAATCATAAACTTCTTGCACACTTATATGTACGTCACTTTGGTGACCTACATGGCGGTCAAATGATTAAGAAGAAGGTGCCAGGCAGTGGTAAGTACTACGATTTCGAACATCGTTATGAATTGATCAAGGGTCTTCGTTCGTTACTTGATGACTCTATGGCAGATGAAGCAAGAATTTGTTTTGATTTCGCATTTCGTTCTTTTGAAGAGTTGAGTAATGAACCACAAGGATAAACTGAAAGAATTCGCTGAGAACATAAGTAGTATATTCGATGAACACTTAATTTCGTATGAAAATCCTCTACACGTCCAAGAGTTTGATGGATGGAAAGACGATTTTTGGAAATCAGATCTCATCGAAAAATGTCATTTGAAAACAATTGACTTGCTAGAAGAACGACGATTGTGGTTACTGCACTTAAATGTCTTCCCAAAATCTGGATGGGATCTTCCTATCCTTGGATGTGACATTGTTGCAGGACCAAACAAAATCAGCGGTGCATTTTTTGACTTCTCTCCTGTCGTTCATGATGATCACGTTATGTGTAAACATTTCAATGAAGAGACACAAAAGTTTACTTGGAAGAAACCTCGTGAACTTCCAGACTGGGCTAAAGAGATCTTCAGTGATCACATGATGGCTGTGGGTAATGTAAGAGAAGAAGAAACTGATAAATTTTTGCTTGCAACTTCTGAATTAATATGTTATTATATGGATAATATGAATCACCAAGCAGTGCAGGTTGATTTCCCTACTAGGGATCTACTCAACAAGTATTGTATAAACCAAAAAAAGAATCATCAGTTGCACAATAGTATCCTTGCTATGGGTATTAGTGAGGAAGACAAAGATTATTATGTGAATAACATATTATTTCAGGAGATAGAAGATTAATGAAAGATAATGTGGTGTCACTTACACCAGAAAAAATTCACCTCGCCATTGCAGATTTAATTGCAAATGGTGTGCCTTATATCGAGGCACTAATTAGTTATGCAGATAAACATAATTTGGAAATCGAATCAGTCGCAGATGTCATCAAAAAGTCGTCTATTTTGAAAGAAAAAATAAGAAGAGAAGCAGTCGGTTTGAAGATGGTAAAACGAAATGATGAACAACAGGACATTACCGAGTTATGTGAATGATAAGTCGTATGAGGCGTACATAAAATACCTCGCAATGAAGAAACATTTTACTTCGCCAAGTTACGATTTTCATAAATATAGGGGTAAGGTAAGAGCATCCTTCGACGCATTCAAAAGTCGCAACGATGCATTTTACTTTGCAAAACTCGCTAAACATGAGGACTACGAAAACGTTCTTCTTGCAAACTTAGTCAAGAACCCAAACGCATGGATTCGAGATATCGCAGAGGACGACTTTCTGTATGTCGAATGGAAGAAAAAGATTGACTCGTTGGGTTATCACTTCAAGTCTGATTTAAAGCATCTTAACGATGATTGGAAGTCAAACTTCGTAACCGATGGTCAACACCCAGTCGTATTGACTCTGTATCTACAGAAGAAAATAAGTCTGGAAACATTTGCAATACTAATACACATTGCAAATATTTTTACATATTGGGAGCAGAATCTACTTGACAAATTCGTGGCTTCTGATATAATACAACACTCAAGAAAGTATTTTCCTTTCCTGATGTTGGACATGAAACGGTACAAGACTTATGTCAAGGACCACTTTGATATCTAACACAACGCTATACAACGTAATACACTGCAATATAAAGGAGACAAACATATGTCATTCGCAGCTCTTAAAAAATCTCGTTCTGCATCACTTGATAAACTAAATGCACAACTGGATAAAATTTCCCAAAAATCTTACTCAGATCCGAACGAAGGAAAGTTCTGGAAACCTACTCGTGATAAAGCGGGCAATGGGTTTGCAATCATTCGTTTCTTGCCTGCGCCTGCGGGTGAAGAGATGCCTTTCGTGCGTATTTGGGATCACGGTTTCCAAGGACCATCTGGTCAGTGGTATATCGAAAACTCTTTGACGACTCTTAACCAAGATGACCCAGTGTCAGAGTATAACTCTAAACTGTGGAATTCTGGTATTGACTCAGATAAGGAACAGGCACGTAAACAGAAACGCCGCCTGAAGTATGTCGCAAACATCCAAGTAATCAAGGATGCAGCGAATCCAGAGAACGAAGGTAAAGTATTCCTTTACCAGTTCGGTAAGAAAATCTTCGACAAACTGAACGATCTAATGAATCCTCAGTTCGAAGATGAGACACCTGTAAACCCATTTGATCTGTGGGAAGGTGCAAACTTCCGTCTGAAGATCCGTCAGTTCGAAGGTTACCCAAACTATGATAAGTCAGAGTTCGATGCGCCTTCACCATTGTCTGATGATGATTCAGAATTGGAAACCATCTACAACCAAGAACATTCTCTACAGGAACTTCTTGATCCGAAGAACTTCAAGTCCTATGCGGAGTTGAAAACCAAACTATATAGAGTGTTAGATCTTGGTGAAGATGCAGGTCCATCTGCTCCTAGTGCATATGATGATGAAGATGACGGTCTAGATCTATCCGCCACACCTTCATTTGCGAAGACTGCACCTGCAGTCGAAGAGGACTCAATCCCTTTTGAACCCGCTCCTACAGGTTCTTCATCTACAGTAGATGATGACGATGATGATCTATCAATCTTCAAGGAACTTGCAAAAGGTTAAGACGGTATGAGTACTAAATCGACAACAGATGTAATCGATTTCGACTTTGGTTTTAGTTTCATCGATGATGAAATTGAAGCAGTAAAAGAAACTGCAGTAGCTACTCAAGCTGCTGCAGAAGATCTCGAAGGACAACTCAGTGATCTCATGAATGAGAAGATTGCATTGGAAGCAAGGCTGGAAAAACTGTTTCATTCGGTTGTTCCATTTCTTGACAATCTGTGTAAGTCACCAGAAAAGAGTACAATCTTCTGGCCTGATCGTGTAGAGAAAATCCAAAATTACAAAGACAAGTTGAGAGTAATCGCAGAAGGGGAATAGACTATGAGTCTCTTAGACAAAATGCTCAAAGCAGGAGCAGTGAAGTCTTCCTCAGTTCTCTCTAAATCCAGTTTTTTCGAAGAGAAGAATCCTATTCAAACGGAACTTCCTATTGTTAATATTGCGTTTAGTGGATCGCTGAAGGGTGGACTAATCCCAGGCCTTACTGTAGTTGCAGGACAGTCAAAGTCGTTTAAGACTTTGCTGTCACTGTACTGCATGAAGGCATATCTAGATAAGTATGAAGACGGTGTTGCGCTGTTGTACGACTCTGAGTATGGTATCACACCAGAGTATCTAGAAAGTTACAACATTGATACGGATCGTGTGATCCACATCCCTGTTGAAGATGTTGAACAACTTAAGTTTGACATCACCAAAAGGTTGGAACAGATTGAGAAAGATGACAACGTGTTCATCATGATTGACTCTGTAGGTAACCTTGCATCGAAGAAAGAAGTTGAAGATGCGATGAACGAGAAAGCAGTCGCTGACATGTCTCGTGCAAAAGCATTGAAGTCTCTCTTCCGTATTGTTACACCAAAGTTGACTGCAAAAAATATTCCTTTGATTGCAATCAATCACGTGTACCAAGAGATCGGTATGTTCCCTAAGGCTGTCGTATCAGGTGGTACAGGGATCTACTATTCTGCAAATCAGATTTTTATCATTACCAAATCACAAGAGAAGGATGGTACAGATCTCGCAGGATTCAAGTTCACAATCAACATCGAAAAGTCACGTTTCGTAAAAGAGAAGTCAAAGTTACCTTTCACAGTTCTTTACGAAAGTGGTATTCAGAAGTGGTCAGCACTATTTGACCTCGCACTGGAAGCTGGGTTTATTTCCAAGTCGACACAGGGTTGGTATAACCTTGTTGATTTGGACACAGGAGAAGTTATCGAACCTCGTCGTCGACTAAAAGACATCGAACAAGATGACGCATTCTTTGAGAAACTTGTTGCCAATGACGCATTTAACGTGTATATTGAGCGCAAGTATAAACTAAACGTGGACCACAACGATGATAGAACAGACGATCTTATCGAATCTACTTCTGAATGAGGAATACTACCGAAAGGTATATCCTTATCTGAAGGAAGATTACTTTGAAGACATTACACTACGAAAGGTATTCAACACTTTTGTATCGTATGTCGAACAATACAAGGAGCCTCCCTCTGTGGAGGCTCTTAAACTCTCTATTGATAAACGAAAAGATTTGAACGAAGACCAGTACAAGGATGCACAATCCGAATTATCTGGTATCTCTCGTGACAACTCAACAGATCTCCAATTCTTAATTGACGAGACAGAGAAGTTCTGTCAAGACCGTGATCTATACAATTCTATTCGTAAGTCAATTAATATACTTGAAGGCAGTGGGGACGGACTCGACAAAGGGTCCATCCCCAAACTTCTCTCTGACTCACTTGGTATCAGTTTCGATACTTCAGTTGGTCACGACTTCTTAGAAGAGTACGACTCACGTTATGAGTTTTATCATCGTAAAGAAGAACGACTCCCATTTGATATCGACATCCTAAACAAAATCACCAAAGGTGGTCTGCCTCGTAAGTCTATGACAGTCTTACTCGCCACTACTGGTGGTGGTAAATCTCTTATCAAGTGTCACATGGCTGCAAACGCACTCATGTATGGTAAGAATGTTCTGTACATTACAATGGAGATGGCAGAAGAAGAGATTGGTCGTCGTATCGATGCGAACATTATGGATGTGACATTGGATGATGTTTCTATCACGCCACGTGACGTGTTTGATAAACGTATGAACCGTTACAAGTCAAAGACAACAGGTAAGTTGGTTATCAAAGAATATCCAACTGGGTCTGCGCATGTGGGACACTTCCGACATCTCTTGAACGAACTACGAATGAAGAAAGGGTTTGTGCCTGATCTGATCTTCGTAGATTATCTAAACATCTGTTCGTCATCACGTGTGCGTGGTGCGGCAGCTGCAAACAGTTATACATTAGTTAAATCAATAGCAGAAGAGGTACGTGGACTTGCAATGGAATTTAATTGTGCTGTGGTTACTTCGTCTCAGTTCAATCGTGACGGCTATGGGAATAGTGACGTTGACCTTACTAATACTTCAGAGAGTATGGGAATTACACACACTGCCGACTGCATTCTAGGACTTGTGACTACAGAAGAACTTGACCAACTGGGTCAATTAATGTTGAAACAACTAAAGAACCGTTGGGGTGACACTGGTTACTATCGTCGGTTCCTTGTGGGTATTGACAGATCAAAGATGAAGATCTATGATCTAGAAGATTCTGCGCAAGACAACATTGGTCAGACAATGGATAATCAGTCACAGGTTACTAAACCTGCATTACCTAATGACCTACCTGCTCTTAAGAAACCAAAGAAGAATATCTTTGACGATGTAAGTGGTCTACAATGATAAATAGTTCGAAAGCACAAAATAATTTGAGTTCGAACATGAAATCTTACAAATCTTACATCACGGAATCTAAAATCAAAGCAGAAGATTTCGAGGCTGCAATCGTTATGGGTTGGTATGCAATTACTAATCAACCCTTCGATGCGTCATCTGCAGGTATTAGTGACAAGGTGCATACTCTACTTCTACAGAACCCCGAATATATCGAAGCGGGTAAACGCATTGCACAAGACATTAAAGACCATTTTAAGTTGGGTAATAATGTCAAGGCAGAACAATACGGCCGTGCAAAATCTAAACTGACTGGTTTCTGGAAAAGTTATGGTGCGACAGACACCACACCTAAGTGTGACATTCTGATTGGTGATAAACGTCTATCATTGAAAATCGGAATGGCACAATTGATGTCTGGCGGTAAAGCAGAGTCAGTCGCAACATTCCACGCAGCGATGGAAAAATCTAAAATCGAAGAATCTCCACAATTGAAAAAGGTTGTGGGGATTTTTGAGGATTTTGTAACTACATCTCTTGCTCCATCACAATTGCGTCCTCTTATTAAGTCTCGTGAAAATCCTCTTGTCAATCAAGGTGAGGCTGCACACAAGACTATTATGAATGAACTGGGTGTACTATTTCAAACAAACGAACAATTCAAAATTGAATTTGCACGTGAGGCAATGTCTGGTTTTATGAAATATGGTGAAGGTAGTAATTCTGCTGCAGAGTTTATGGTTGTATCAGATCATAGTGGATCTGCAACAAAAATTAAATCCGTATACGACGATGCGTACTGCAAACAGATTGCGGATCAGATGAAACTACAAGCACGTTTCAAAACATCCTCACGTAAACTAGGCGGTAAGAAAACAGGCGAGTATAACTTCTGGTCTGTGATTTCTCTTATCGTGGATGCCAATCTCAAAGAAGAAAATGAACAACTAGACGAAAATGCATTCAGACGTATGTTGCAGAAAGTCAAAGGTAAAATTGGTGGATACATTAGTAAAGCTACTCAGTATGTTCGTGGAAAGATGTCGAATGTATTGAAGTTTTTTGGACTTCAACCAGACATTAAAGTCAACAAGGACATCAAATTCTAATGGAACGTTTTAAACAGTTCATACTAAAAGAAGAAAAGAACCTTCACATGACACACGCAGAAGATGCGGTGATCGATGGGGGTGTTAACGGTACACGTAACGTCATCAACTACTTTCGTGCAATCCGTGACATGTTGGGCGGCAATGCAAAAGCGCCCGTCAACCTAAGTGTCAAGTGGGACGGTGCACCTGCAATTTTCGCAGGAGTAGATCCAAGTGACGGAAAATTCTTCATTGCGAAGAAAGGTGTTTTCAATAAGAATCCAAAAATCTATAAGACACCAGAAGAAATTGATAATGATATAAGTGGTGATCTGAACAACAAGTTCAAGGTTGCGCTTAGCGAGTTCTCGAAACTCGGAATTGAAGGAGTTATTCAAGGTGATTTCCTCTATACTAAAGATGATCTCAAAACGGATACTATTGATGGAGAATCGTATATTACTTTCCATCCTAATACGATTGTTTATGCGATACCAACGAAGAGTGGGCTCGCTAAGAAAATACGAAGATCCAAGATCGGTGTGGTCTGGCATACAGTATACAGAGGATCAACGCTTGAAGGAATGTCAGCAAGTTTTGGAGAGAAGATTGCATCTAATCTCAAAGAAGTAAGTTCTGTTTGGTCAGTTGATGCGGTGTTCGAAGACAAGTCTGGTAGTGTTACGATGACTGCGAAAGAAACCGCAGCAGTAACTAAAAAACTGTCTGAGGCTGGTAAGATCTTCAGAACAGTCAAGAAAGATATTCTAAATGAGTTGGGTAACAATGAAGAACTTAACCTTCGTGTGAACACGTTCATCAACTCTAAAGTCCGTGAAGGACAACGTATCGGTAATCCTAAGTCGTTTGTAAAGGGTCTTGTCAAGTACATTCAAGACTACTATCAGAAAGAAGCAGACAAGAAGAAAACTGATCGTGGTAAGAAAACACAGACAGACAAGATGGAAAAAGCACTGACAATGTTCAGTGACAAGAACACTAAAGAGATTGAAAAAGTGTTTGAACTTTACAATCTTCTCGTCGATGTGAAAATGATGATCATCGACAAACTTAATAAAGTAGACAGTCTAAAAACGTTCCTCAAAACTCAGTCGGGTTACGAAGTGACAAACCCTGAAGGATTCGTTGCGATGGATCGGTTGGGTAAAAACTCTTTGAAATTGGTAGACAGACTACAGTTCTCAAAAGCGAACTTTAGTTCGGAATATATCAAAGGGTGGCAACGATAAATGGCGAACATTCACTATCTCAAAAGATCTCATAACGAAGCAGTCGTAAAGATTTATACAACGGAGTCTGCAGGAGAGACAATCGAATTAGATATCGCAAACCTTGTTGGGGACGGTGAAACATTCGATGCGAACACTGCGAGTGTAACTATCACAGAAATATTTTGGGGTGCAAAGAAAGATAAGCAAATCGACGTTTCACGTAAAGAACGTGGCGGATCTGATGTTCATGGGCATTATTATTTCACTGCTGCAGGTTCATATGATTTTAATGGATTTGTAGATGATGTTTACTCAGAACGTAATATTCAAGTGTTGCTTGACGGGCCAGGACATGTGTTATTGAAACTAACCAAGGTGTCAGGGTATTCATAATGAACGCTTGGTTGGTCTTCTGGACGTGGATGTTACATGATCCAACTGTCATAATGGGACCACAGGTTAGCGAAAAGGTTTTCGAAAGTCGACAAGAATGTGTAGACTTTGTAAATAAAATTGCAGAACACGAAGCTGCAGACAGTAGAACAGGAAATTTCGAATTTGCTTCTATGGATGGAATGATCTTTAGGGGCGGATGCATTGTTAATGAAAAGGAGTTTGATTCTTTAACCATAAGGATGAATTTTATATGATTGTAAAATCGGAGAACAAGAATGTTGGGAAGACTTGCAGCGTTATTGTTGGGGTCTATCCTCGCAGTAACGAATAGCGCACAAGCGGAAAAACAACCTGTCCTAATGCCTGTTGCACTTGCGTGTGACATGGATGTACAAAATATACTAGGTCTGGTGCAATCGAAATACGGTGAAATACCATTTGCAACTGCAAAGGGTATACTACAACTTGCACAAAATGGTCAATGGATAAATGGAGATGTAATTCAAACCATCAATCCAGAATCTCTAAGTTATAGTTTGATCATAATGGATCCATCTACAGGAATGGGTTGCATGGTGATAGCTGGAAGAGATTTCACACCAATTAGATAAATAAAATACAAGATTAATAACGGAGAATTTGTTATGGGAATGATACGTGACCGTGGACACGATGGTGGTAACACTTGGCGTTGGTTAACAATCGAAAAATTGGTCCGACAAAACGGTTGGACCAAAGGTGCGGAACTTGGCGTATGGATGGGACAAACCTTTACGCACTTAGTACGCACATGTAAAAATCTTCACATCATTGGGGTGGATCTTTATGCGCCCCAACCAGAGAATAATGGTCCAGAGAAATGGACTGCAGGGGAGAATGGTCACCCTTGGGACCACGAAACATACTACAAACGTATGTTGCAATTCTGTGCGCAATACCCTGATCGTGCGCAAATCATCAAAGGATATACAACTGAAGTCGCAGAGACTGTAGAAGATGGAAGTCTCGACTTTGTATTCATCGACGCAGATCATGGATACGAAGGTTGTTTGCGTGACATCAAAGCATGGGCTCCAAAAGTTCGTAAAGGTGGATACGTGATGGGACACGATATACACTTTCCAACCGTTCAACAAGCGGTTACAGAATATTATGGTGAGAACTCATGGAATGTCGAAGACGACTTTGTTTGGTGGGTAGAAAGTAAATGACAAAGGAAATAGATCCTCATAAGTATCCAAAACATGCTTCGGATGAAGTAAAAAACACACGAGATTATCGTACTTGGATATTTGATGGGGTCTATAGAAACTTTGCATGGCGCATGGAAGGACGCAATCAAGAATCACGTAGTGGGCCAGGGTCGGAACTTGGGTATACAAAGAACTTACGTGAAAAACTGCCATTGATGTTTAGTCAATTTGGTATCAACAGTATGTTGGATGCACCATGTGGAGATATGAACTGGATGATAGAAGTTCTGAAAGAATGTCCAATTGAATATACAGGTGGCGACATTGTTTCTGAAATGATACAAGACAATAAAGATAAATATCCAGAATACAAATTTTTAGAGTTGGATGTTGTAGAAGACGAATTACCTTACGCAGATTTATTTTTCTGTAGAGATCTATTCTTTCACTTGCACAATGATATATGTTTGAAGATAATTGAAAACTATTTGAGGTCTGAAATACCTTATATTTGTTTGACAACGAATAAAAATATATTACATAGAAGTGCTTCAAACATATATGTGAATTGTGGTGAATTTAGATTGATAGATATATTCGAAGAACCATTTAACTTTCCAAAAGAAGTTCTATATACTATAGATGATACACCAGAGGGTAGTCGATACCCCGCAAAAGATATGGTACTATTAAGAAGAGAGCAACTGTTATGAATATCGAAAAGAAAATCACACAGATTTGGATTGGGCCCAATCCTGCGCCTATGAAATGGATGAATACGTGGAAAGAAAAACACCCAGAGTGGGAGTATGAGATTTTCACAGATGAAATGTTGCACCAACGCAAGTGGATGAATCAACATCTCATTGAACACTATTATAATACAAAGAAGTATTGTGGGGTTTCTGATCTCATTCGATACGAACTCTTACTTGAACGTGGTGGGTTTTTCCCAGAAGCTGATATGGAGTGTCTAGAAAACACCGATGAGTTGTGGATCTCTGAACCGCACAAAGCGTATACTTGTTATGAGAACGAATTGTATCGTGCAAATTTTGTTCAACCAATTCTTGCGTGTAACCCAGGCAATATGTTTGTTCGTATGTTGGTTGAAACTCTACACCAACTTCGTGCAGATCAACTCGCACCAGAACCTTTCAGATCGACAGGTAACGAGTTCCTAAGTCGTTTGGTGCAGGACAACATGTATCATTTGAAGATTTTCCCTTCACATTATTTCATTCCTCAGTTCTATGTGCGTGAATCTAAACGTTATGATGGCGACGATAAGGTCTATGCAGAACATCATTGGGGGTCAACAGGGATGCCTTGGACACAGCAGTACTCAACTGCAACTTGATCGATGTACATATCTCCAAAATATAAATTCATATTTCTCAGAGTTCCGAAGACTGCTAGTACCAGTCTATCGGAATTCTTTATTCGTAATATAGATGATCCCGATGCAATATACACAGAAGTGGAAGATGCTAAAATTGATGGTACTCTCTCTGAAGAAAAACTCACAGAGATTAGAGGAACTCACGAAAACTACCACCCCTTCAAACATCTCCATTTAAATTTAAAACAACTTGTCGAGTATGACATTATCACTGATGAACAAGCCAGAACATATCGTTCCGTAGCGGTTCTTAGAGATCCTATCGAAAGACAAAAGAGTTTTTATTACTTCTTTAAACGTTGGGATAAGGATCTGAAAAGTAAACCATACAGTTTGGCAGAGTACAAATACATGGCTCCACGTGGATGGTTCGATGCAGATAAAGCAACAGGAGAAGACAATTCTAAATTGTTGCAGTCTGATTTCCTTCTTTATGATGGAAAGATTCGTGGTGAATATTGGTTATATGAAAACCTTTTGGATCATATACAGTCCTTTATAGAGGACAATGATCTATCAATAAAACATAAACTGCAAAATCATAAAAATCAATATAGAGTGGATAGAATAGATGCATCTAAAGAAATTCACTTTGATTATGAAGCATTGGGACCAATAAAAGATTATTTTGAAAAAGATTTAAACCTCTATACGACAATAAAGAAGAAACATTATGCAGACACAACTAGCTTACATACTCAGAATCAATAAAGAAATCTCAGAACAATATGCACGAGACGCAATGGCATCTTGTGATGCAATTGGTTTGAAGTGGGAAACCTTTGATGGTTGGTGCGACATCCCTGGCGTTCTTGCGTGGGCAAAGTCTGGTATTAATCTAACTATTAATGAAGGCAAACCAATTCAACTACCGCCTGCAGACTATCCGTTTGAACCCAACGAGAATCTACATGCGGGTGAGAAAGCGGAATGTTGCACAGTTGGTCACGCTGCAATTTGGAAAAAGATCGCAGAGGGTGAAGAAGATGTTGGTATTGTTCTTGAACACGATGCGCTTATGTTGCAAAGTATAGATATAGATATACCAGAGAATAGAATTGTTGTCTTGGGGTACAAACTACCCGAACCTGAGAGATATGATCACGTGACTGCAGGACCACCTGTAAGGTTTGTAGACATTCTTGGTCATGAGGGTGCACATGCATACGCAATGACTAAAAACACTGCAAGAACTTTGATTGAAGAGATCGAAACTGTAGGTCGTCTTGGGTGTGTAGATAATGCATATTTTATCATGAACCAGAGACGAACAAAGGTTCCTCTTTGTATTGCAGACCCTACGCCAGCGATAGGGTGGTTACGTAAGTCAACTATTTGGAGTGGGTCTGCATATAGAAACTATGAATTCATCCCTTCGTTCGCTGAAAATTATAAATAAACCATTAATCCTATAAATTAGAGCATTACCATGGCTAGTCTTACAGAAGTAGAAAAAGATAAAAATAAAAAGAAAAGAGAAATGGTCAAGTTTAAAGAGTTTGACCCATCTCAATACGTGGAACTTGAACCTCAATTGAAAGAGGCAAAGAGTAAGACAGTTGTGTTCTCTTTTGGTCGCATGAACCCTGTAACAATAGGTCATGAGAAACTAGTAAACAAGGTGAAATCAGTTGCTAAGTCCAATAACGCAGACGCACGTATATACCTATCCCACACGCAGAACAACAAAAAAGATCCCCTCAGCTACAAAGACAAGTTCCGATTCGCAAAGAAGGCGTTCGGCGATGTTGTTATACAGTCAAATGCAAGACAAGTCTTCCAGATCGCAGCAGAACTCGAAAAATCTGGATACGACGAGATCATCATGGTGGTTGGATCTGATCGTGTAAAAGAATTCCAAACAATCCTCAACAAGTATAATGGTAAAGACTACAACTTCGATTCTATCAAGGTTGTCTCTGCAGGCGAACGTGATCCTGATGCAGAAGGTGTCGAAGGAATGTCTGGAACCAAGTTAAGAGGCATTGCACAGAAGGGACAGTTTGACGACTATACAGATGAAAAAGGTAAGAAACAATATGGTTTCAAAAGTGCCGCTGCATCTAAGTTGTCTGACAAAGATAAGATGGCGATGATGAAACTTGTTCAGAAGAACCTTAAAGAAGAGTTAGAAGAACGTGCGTTGACAAGACAACAACGTATGGCCGCCAAACAAAGGTTCCGTAGAATTAAACATAAAATTAAAATCGGTAGAGAAAAGGCCGCCAGAAAACGCAAACCTTTAGAGAAGTTGAGAAAACTTGCGAGAAAAGGTGCAAGAAATCTTCTTAAGAAAAAATTAACCAAAGGACAAGATTATAAGAATATGTCTTTTGGACAAAGACAAGCTATAGATAAAAGACTGGACAAAATTTCACCTAGTCGCATCAATGCGATTTCTAAACGTATGTTACCTACTGTGAAGAAACGTGAGATGGATCGTATGAAGAATAGAAACAAACGCCCAGCAGACCAACCTAAAGGTAAGTAAAATGCGATTCGGAACCTTTGTTGAGAAAATGAAAGTCTCACAGGACAGAGACGTGGATGAGTTGCCTGGCACTCAACCCTCTAAGTACTATAAAGGTGTAGACAAAGACGAAAAAGAAAAACGTGCAAAACAGTTTGCACGACAAGCGAAGATGTCTGATGATGATCCTCGTGCATATAAACCTGCGCCTGGCGATAAAGAGGCGAAGACAAAACCTTCCAAACATACTAACAAGTTCAAACAGATGTACGGTGAACGTGCACTGACTCCTGCAGAAAAAGATAAGATGAAGGAGTACGAGAAGAAGATCGACAAGAAAGACTTCATTGATCGATACGGTGAAGAGGAAGGCGAACGCATCTATTACGCAACCATCACAAAGATGGCGAAGAAGAACGAAGCTGTATCCCCCGCCCAACAAGCGGCGATTGCAATCGCAAAGAAAAAGTCTGGTAAGTACGACAAAGATGGTAATCGTATTGATGAAGCAAACAAAGAGAAGATGATCAAACACGCTGCAGACACACTGCAAAAGGTTTGGAACCGCAAGAAAAAAGATGCGAAACACGACATCGGATACTATGCTGCACAAGTTGCACGTGGATATAGAGATATCAGTGGAAGAGATCTCGTCAAGATGGTACAAGAAGAAGTGTCTCAAAAACAAATCGACGATCTAGAAAAGTTTGCAGATAGACTTCTTGCGAAGTTTAAAGTCGATGTTGAATTCACAAAACATTTCAAAGATCGTATGAACGACAAACGCAACTCACCTGAGATCAAGGTCGTAGAGTTGCAGAAACTATTCAAGAAGATCCAAAAGAACAAGGCGAAGAACATTCAAGGTAACGCAGGACTTGAAGCGGTACTGAAGGATCTTTCGTCGGATCTAAACCTTCCAGTAGTAATCAAACAAAAGGGTGACGAAATCGAACTCGTCAATAAGACTATCATGAGAAAACCTGATTTTAAAACAACTTCTAAGATCATCAAGTATGAGGAATTCGTTAACATGGATGAAGCATCACGTGCGGATATGAGAATTCGCAAGAGACCACATATGATGTTGAAAGCTGGTAACGCAGGGGTCAAGTTTGATGGTCGTTTCAAAATGTTTAAAAAGAAACAGATGTTGCATGATGATGAGAAACCACTAAAAGAGAGTGTTGAAGACTTATCGATGCAAGTCTTTGATTTGATGGAATCTACTGAGAATGCAATCACTGAGGATTCTGGTGAAGCATTAAAAAAGAAAGCGGATAAGACAGGGATGCCTTTGAGCATTCTGAAGAAAGTGTTTGACCGTGGAGTTGCGGCGTGGAGAACTGGTCACAGACCAGGCACAACCGCAACACAGTGGGGACTTGCACGTGTTAACTCATTTGTCACCAAGTCTAAGGGTACTTGGGGTGGCGCAGACCAAGATCTTGCAAAGAAGGTAAGGAACGAAGAAATGAACGAAGGTAAATCGTCAACAGGTTACGAACTATATCACAAAGACTTCTCGTCTGCAATGCAACATGCATACAAACATGCGAAAGACAAATTGAAGATTGAGATTGATCCAGAAGAGATTGATAATAAAGTTGCGACTGGTCCTCGTAAACCTTCCAAGGGTAAAACAAACACATATCGTCTAACAGATAAGTCTGGTAAAAAGGCGGTTCATATTCAAGTTGCAAACCTAGATAACAAAAGATACGAGTTAAACATGTATAAAGAGTCAACAGATTTAGATGCGCAGTTCGAATCACTTGTAGAGGAAGATCTACAGGAGAATTCAAAACACAAGAAAGCAATCGACAAAGCGCACAAGTTCTTCGTTAAAACAAGTAAAGGTCGTAGTGAACGTATCCAAGATAAGAACCGTTTCGCAGCGATGGATATGTTGAAGAAAGAACTTGAAAAGATGGGTGCATCTGAATCGGACATGATGAAGGCGTTCGGTGAACTGGACAAACACATCATGAAAGTTATGGATGAGTCAGTTGAACTAGAAGAAAAAGTCAATGTCAAAGGAATTCAAAAAGCAGTTGACGATGGTAAGTCTATGGATGTTATTATGACTATGTTTGCTAATAAGCGCACAACAAACACAGACGAAATCCGCAAAGTCGTAAAAGACTATATGTGGAAGAAGCGTATGAAAAAAGAAGAACTTGACGAAAACATGTCACGTGCTGCAAAAGAACTTGAAACATATGCACGTAAGAATGGCGGCATCGACAAGATGGACTTTATGAAGGCTGCAATGATGATGAAGAAAGGTCAGACCAACCAACTGAAGAAGTTCGTTGATGATCTGGACACAGAACCACGTGAGAAAATCCTATCTTTAATGCAGAAGGATGCAGATCGCCGTAAAGACTATAAATCGTTCCAAAAGTCGAAACGTAACGAAGCTATACTTACTGGTAAAGACAACGATCACCTTGAAAAAAAGTTAGACAAAGTAAGAAATCGTACTCAAAAAGCTATGAGTCAAAAAACAAAGTCAACGATGGAAGAAGTTGAACTAGAAGAAGGTGTAAACGATCCAGGCATCTTCAAGGCAGTGTTCCTTGCAGGTGGTCCAGGCAGTGGTAAATCATTCATGGTTGGTAAGACTGCATTGACTACACTTGGTCTGAAACTGATCAACTCTGACCCTGCATTTGAAGCACAGTTGAAAAAGGTAGGACTAAAAGCGACACCAGAAGACATCTTCACACCTAAAGGACAGGACGCACGTGCGAAAGCAAAACGACTGACTGCAAAACAACAGGAACTTGCGTTGAATGGTCGTCTGGGTCTGGTTATCGATGGTACAGGTAAAGACTACGCAAAGATTGAGAAACAGGCTATTGCGCTGAAGAAAATAGGTTACGAAGTCGGAATGATCTTTGTTAACACAAACCTAGAAACTGCGATTGCACGTGATGCAAAACGTGATCGCACACTTGGTGCAAAAGAAGTCACCAAGATGTGGAATGCAGTGCAGGACAACATTGGTAAGTTCCAGAAATTCTTTGGAACTGGAATGATCATCGTCGACAACTCTGATGGTGCAGATTGGCAGTCTGGTTCAACTAACGCATATAAGAAAATGTCTGCGTGGGTTAAGAAACCAGTGAAATCACCTGTTGCAAAGAAATGGATTGACTCGCAGAAACAACAACGTGGAATTACTGAGGAAGACTCAAAGAAACTTGAAGAGTCTAAGAAACCTCTTGAATATGGAACACAGGAGACTACGGATACATTCAAGAAGGCAACGCCAGGCGAAGGTGCACCACAGAGGTTCACACAACGTATTAGGGAAAGTATCCTGAAATCTCGTAGACGTAGATAAGGAGATATTCCCATGAAATGGATCACAGGTAGACTAAAAGAACGCACCACTTGGGATGGAGCGGGTCTGGTTGCACTAGGTGGACTAGTGTTGTTCATGGCACCACTTGCAAAAATTGGTGCAGGTATTGCAATCGCATACGGTGTATGGACAATGTGGAAGAAAGAAAAATGAAAGAGTTAAAAGTCAATGAATATGATGTTAGACTCTTGAAAGCAGTTGATGGGGATACCGTTGACGTAGATATTGATTTAGGTTTTGGTATGTGGTTGAAAGACGAACGTGTTCGTATTATGGGTATTGATACACCAGAGTCTAGAACTTCTGATAAAGTTGAGAAGTTGTTTGGTAGAGCTGCGAAAGCAAGACTAAAAGAATTGTTGGTTGCTGGTGGTACGTTGGTCACTACTGAAGAAAAGAATGGTGAAGATATGCGTGGTAAGTTTGGACGCATTCTAGGTGACTTCAGAACACCAGACGGTAGACTAGTCACTGAGGTTATGATCGAAGAAGGACATTGTGTTCCTTACTTTGGTGGATCAAAAGATGATGTGCAAGCGCAACATATGATTAATAGAGAACGACTTTTAAAAGAAGGTGTCGTTGATCAAGACGCATATAACAAAGCGGTAAAGTTGATGGAAAATAAAAAATGAAACGTTTTAAACACTACATCTCAGAGAAAAAGATTCCGCATGTTTTAGATCCCAACAAGTCTATTCAACATGCTATTAAGGATCGTGGAGTCGATAAAGATGTTGATGGTGATGTAGACGATTTAGAAAATATTATGCCTGATGAAATTACTGGTGCAGAAACTAAGAACTTGACGAAACTAGCACAGAAAAGACAGTCGGGTGAAAAGAAACATACAAAAATTGGCACGGCATACAAATGAAACGTTTTAAACAATATACGCACGAGTCCAAGTTTGGTTTGTACGAGGGTAATACGGTTCCTCTCGAACAACCTCTTATTGAAGCGGAACAACCAGAATTAAACTCCCCCAAAAGAAATAGTGGGGACGGTAAGAAGTATGTTGTTTATGTTAAAGATCCCAAGACAGGGAATGTAAGAAAGATTACTTTTGGTGACGAAAAGGGTGGACTGACATCTAAGATTGGTGACAGGGATGCTGCAAGATCTTTTGCTGCACGACACAGTTGTGATACTAAGACAGATAAGATGTCGCCAGGATACTGGGCGTGTCGTCTACCGAAATATGCAAAACAGTTAGGACTTAGTGGTGGCGGAGATTACTGGTGGTAAACCTTATACTGACAAACTGGGGAATGAGTACATCTGCAGAAGCTTCGATGTTTCTAGCGATGATTATGTATGGCACAGAGATGCAAATGATCGAACCATCGAAATCGTTGAAGGAAATGGTTGGACTTTCCAAATAGAAGGATGTCTACCTTTTCTTTTAAAAAGGGGTTTGGTCTTTACCATTGAAAAGAATGTCTATCATAGACTTATAAAAGGCGTCGATGATTTGGAAATAAAAATCACAGAACATAAATAAATACAATTGGATTAGAATAATATAACCTTAAGGAAAGAACAATGACTTTCAAAGATAAAATCGACAGTCTTTTCGGCAGTCTCGTCGCACAGACATTGGAAGAGAAGAAATCTATTAAAGACGAAGACGCATCTAACGATAAGTCTGATGACGGCGAAGGTATGGATAAAGTCGATCCAAAAGCAGTCAAAAAGAAGTTCAAAGATCGTAAAGATAAAGATATCGACAACGATGGTGATGTAGATAGTTCTGATGAGTATCTGCACAAAAGACGTAAAGCAGTTTCTAAGGCGGTTGCGAACGAAGATCTTGAAGCAGCATGTGACATCATTGCGGAAGAATATGACATTGATGATCTAACTGAAGAACAACTAGATGAACTCATTGGTAAAGTTGCAAAGGGTATTGGAAAAGCAGTTGGTGGAACCGCTAAAGCACTTTACAAAGGTGGACAGAAAATCGGTCAAAGACTTTCTACTTCTGGTCGTGCAGATGCTGCAGAGAAACGTGCAGCCTCAGCAGAGAAGAAACAAAAGGATCGTGAACGCATTAAAAAAGCACAGGATCGTCTTGCAAAAGCCCGTGCTGCATTGAATAACAGTTACGAACCTGATGCGGAAATGGTAGAGTTCCATGCGCCAGGCATGGCACCAAAGGGTCGTGCAAAAGCAAAACCTTCGTCTTCGAAAAGTTCACTTTCAGACATCCGTAGAAAAGCAGACAACTTTAAAATTAAAAAAAAAGTTAAAGAGTCGGTAGAACTAGACGAAGAGTCAGCGACTATCTCAAAAGTCAAAGAAATCGTTTCGAAAAAACAAGCGATGAAGATTGACGGTGTGATGGTTGACATGTTCACTGCATCTGCAATCTCACAGATCTACGACAAGGTCAATGATGCAAACAAGAAAAAGATGGATGGTCTAAAGATCACCAAACTTGCAGACGTTGCAATGAAGTTGATGAAACGTGAGGAAGTAGAAGAAGAACTTGATGAAAACGCAAAAGGTGCACTTGCAGCGAGACTTGCAAAAGTATCAAATTATTCCAAGAAGGGTAAAGAAAAAGTTACTCTGAAAAAAGCACCTTGGGAGAAGAAGGGCACGAAAGAAGAAATTGAGGAAAACCTAGACGAAGCTTCATGCGGATGTGGTCCTGATTGTGAACACTGTAAGGGCAATCACGATGCCAGTGAAATTGGTGAAAAGTGTAGTTGTTGTGGAAATGAAATCAAAGAGTCTTCAGACGTACAAGAGAAGAAGAACTATGAGATCAAAGGTGGTAAGATCCACATCTCTAAGAAGGACTTTCGCAAGGTACACAAGGACTATAAGAACACCACTAAAGGTAAAGAACGCATGATGGCGTTAGATCCTAAGACTGGTGGATCTGCATCATATGAAGTTGTATTCACAGAATCAAGTTTCAAAGAAAAATTCAAGAAATCTCTTTCAAAGAGACTTTCGGAATCTGCAAAGACAGAAGAGAAGTCTGATGAGGTTGCGAATAGATATAATGAACTTAAACAATTAGCGCCAGTGGAATTGATGAAACTTTATCAAAAACATTATGGAGAAGATGACATAGATAAAGTAAAGAGTATGGAAAAATCAGAACTTATTTCAAAAATTGTCGATAAAGAATTCGAAAACCAAGGAGAAGAATAATGGCACAATGGGGAAAGACAGATACACTGGCGGACGCACCTAAGTATCTAGAAACAGCAGCGGCAAACCCGAACAAGTCGCATGACAAGGACAACGCAGTGTTCGTTGACTTGACAGAAGCGGGACTTGCGTCAAACAAAGCAAAAGGTCTTGGTACGCCAGGCTGGAACCTGTACCACACATACACCACTGCAGATGGACGTACACGTCACATTGCAGAACCACTAGTAGTGATGAAAGTTGCTTCGGGTGATGCGGGTGACTTGGGTATTACAGGTGATACAGTTGACGAAGACGCAATCGTAGCAGACAGCTAAGACTGAAACATTTAAATTATGAATTTGACAGAATCAACCTTTCTGATGTACGCTATGAAGCACTATGACAATCCTCATTGTTCGGATATAACCGAATTTGAGGAAGACATGAAACGTTTCCAATATTTGAGGAAACTGTTCGGACGTTATAGACAAGAAGGCGAACTGAAAGAAAGGTTGATTCTGAATCACATGATCATCATCTACAACGTATTTGGTGAAAATGGAACTCACATGTTGTTCATGAAATTACCAGAGTACCATGAGTACTTGAAACCGTTTTGTGAGTATTTGAATTATATGCCTGTTCTCGTTCGATACGAGGGGTTATCTATACACAAAGATAGTATAGTATCAGACAGACACATATGTCAAGTACTTAAAGGAATCTAACGAATGGTCGTAGATCTATTTTTAGTTTATTCATTCATAAGAAAACTTGTCACTCCTTTCGAGAAGTGGGAAGCCTATAAGCTTGGAATAATTGATGAGAAAGGAAATATTCTCATCAAGCGCAAAAACTTTTTGAAAAAAGCGCAAAGAGATGCGTTTGGTATCTTCGATCTTATGATTCTAAATCTAAAGAAAATTCTCGCAAAGGTGCCTGGCGGATCTTCACGTTTTGCATCTTATGCTGCTGCACTATTTCTTATCAAAGAATTTAATGAATTTAGTGAAGATTCCCTCTTGACAGAAGATATGGACGATGATATAATCGAGCCAGCGCTTTTGAAATTTGAAAGTGAATATTTAAATCTTATCTTGGCTAATCAGGGAGATTTTGGTGAAGGAGATACATAATGGCAATCGGTATGGCGTTCATTGTGAGGTACTTTGGAGGAAGTACACCTCACGCAATTAATGAATACTATGGTGTTGCGCCAGGCATTCCTACTAGTGGGACAATTAGATTCTCTGATTTCGACACTTACTTCCGTAATAAAGGTATCACTCCAGGCGCAACATCAGTTCAATTCTCAGTAACAGTAGACGTATAAAAATGGCAAAAGGTACTATCTTCAAAAAACCAGAAACTAAAAAAGAGTACGACAACCCTGAAGTTCTTATTCAGGGTTACGGACGCATGAACCTTGACACTCTTAAAAAGAAAATCGAAAAGGATCATGTTGCCGCTTCTAGGTTTTTGAAGATGGGAAGTTTCGATAATTATGTACATGCTATGAATATGGTCAACGAATTTGTTGAAGCAGTCATGGATGTAGAAAAAGAGATGTCGCTTCCTAGATATAAACGTCATAAGAGACGACTATCAGAAGAACCTGCAAATTCTGCAGGGGGTGGTGGGATCGCAGGAATAGGTGTTGGACCACAGGGGGAACCAGGCGTTGGTTCTAAAGCGAGAAACAAATACAAAAGACGTAATCAAAAAGATTTTCGCAAATTTATAAATAGAAAGACAATGAACCTTAATTTAGGAGATTAACCATGTCTGTAGAAGATATTATTAAATCCGCACTGGCAAATGAACCAGTAGCGATGAAAAAACATTTTGAAGAAGAAATCGCAGGTCGTCTATCTGCAGCTTTGGAAGCAAAGTATGCAGAGATGTCTGAAGCAAAAGTCAAAGAAGAAGACGAAGCAGAAGATGATGAAGACGAAGATGAAGATGAAGATGAGGACGAAGAGGAAGAAGACGAGGAATAGTCTTCTCTTTAATCGATGATCGCATCAATTAAAATCGGTATAGTAATAGCCGTCCTTGCCACTGGTGGGGTCGGCTATTTGTATGTTCAGAAGCTACAATCTGATTTAGAAACCGCACGTGCGAATGTTGCACGTATGGAAGTTGCAGTACAGACTGCAGAAGCGAGTGTTAAAACACTCAGAGAAGATGCTGCAAAGATGGCGGAACTTAATAACCAACTATCTGCAGATCTTCAAAAAGCTGAGGCATATGGTGATGACCTCAGAGGTAAACTCCAAAGACACAATTTGACGGCGATGGCGCTCAAAGAGCCTGGCCAACTTGAAGGAAAGATGAATGGTGCAACAGCAAAACTATGGCGTGAATTGGAACAAGACACTGGTGGCGTTGGGGATGATCCCCTTCCTAGCTGGTTGCAGTCTCCTGACTCCAGAACCGAAAGTGGTGACGGTAACGGAGATTCAGAAAACGACAGTTCCGACAGTCGCCCGCCCGAAACCGATCAACCTAACTGACACACGTCTATACGTTGTCAACGAAGATAACCTTGAAGAGTTCTTAAAGGAATTCGAAGAGGTTAATGGTAATCGTGCGTTTGTTGCGTTCTCAGTTAAGGATTATGAGAACCTTGCACTCAACATTGCAGAGTTGCGTAGATACATTAATCAACAAGGTGAAATCATCGTGTACTACGAAGAAGCGGTTACTCCAGACCCTGAAACTGATAAATAAGGTTAAAAATTTACACTTTAGGAAACAGTTCAATGGCTCAGAGTTCGTTAGAAACAGATATTGCTTTAATCAAGTCTGATATAAAAGTCATTAATAAATACTTTGCAAAGGTAGACAACTCTCTCGACATGATGTCAGAGTTACAGAAAACTGTAGCTGCACAATCAGTCACATTGAAATTCCAAGGTGAAAAATTAGAAGATGTGGAACAAGTCTGCAGTTCATATAAAAAAGAAGAACAAGTTCGTTTAAATGTACTAAGTGATCGATTAGAGGAATATCGACGCATGGCACGAGAAGACCATCAAAGACTATCAGAAGCTAGTAACGAAAAACGTAATTCTAGTAACAAAGAAATCCTTGATCGTTTAGATCAAATGGAACGTACACTCCACGAACGTATCACGCAACAGACTAAACGTATCAACGCATTAGAGAACTGGCGATACTACATGATGGGTGTCGGTGCAGTTCTAATTTTTCTCGTAGCAAAATTAAACTGGCCTCAACTTTTCGGTTGACAAATCCATTTTATTGGTGTATGATTGTAGCAATCGTATGACCCTTGAGGATTTGTAATGGTATCTTTCACAGATTTGCACTATGCCCAGATGTTATCTGGCAGATTAGAGAATTTCCGTATCAGGAATACTGCTCCCTACAAAATTAATTTTAGATGTCCTATCTGCGGCGACTCACAGAAGTCACGATCAAAAGCTCGTGGGTGGCTGTTAGAAAAAGAAAATAAATTCTTGTATTATTGCCACAACTGTGGTGCAAGTCATGGTTTTCAGAACTTCCTAAAGACTATAGATCCTCTCCTTTATAATGATTATATTGCAGAAAAGTTTATCAAAAAAGACAAAAAAGAAGAATTTCAGTTCAAAGATGAGACTGGAAAACGTCTATCTGTGCTAAAAGATAATCCTTTAAAGAAGATAAAAAAAGTATCTCAACTTACCCACAACCATGCAATCAAAAGATATATAAGTAAGAGACAGATTCCGGCACGTCACCACTATCGACTCTATTACGTAAAATCATTCAAGAGTTGGATTAACGGAATCATCCCTGATAAATTCGACAACTTAGATAAGGACGAACCACGCCTAGTAATACCTTTCCTTGACAAAGATAAAAAATGTTTTGGTGTTTCTGCTCGTGGGTTCAATCCTAGTGGTGTTCGATATCTTACCATCATGTTTGATGATCGTCCAAAGGTCTTTGGTCTTGATACGGTAGATTTCGACAAGCGATATTTTGTTGTTGAGGGAGCCATAGACAGTTTATTCTTATCTAACGCAGTCGCAATGGCGGGTGCGGATGGTAATGTATCCGCATTTGAAAACTTAGATAATGCGGTGTTTGTCTTTGATGCAGAACCTCGCAATAAAGAAATCCATCAACGGATGGAGAAGGTGATTAGACAGGGATACAAGATTTGTATTTGGCCCGACAATGTAAAGGGTAAAGACATCAATGAGATGATCTTAAATGGTAGTACAGATGTTGAAAATGTGATTAATAATAATACGTATAAGGGTTTGGAAGCAAACCTTAGATTACAAAGATGGAGAAAAACATGAAGACTAGACTGATTTCTTACAGTCAACCACCTGAAGATACTTTCATTGGACTTGAAGATGTACAAGATCTTATCGCTTATTGTGCACGTGTGTCTAACCCGACAAACCAACTTAATTCCTCAACTTCAGAAAAACTTCTGAATTATCTCGCCAAACATAAACACTGGTCACCATTTGAGATGGTGTCTGCATGTATTGAAGTAGAGACAACTCGTGACATTGCACGACAGTTGTTGCGTCACCGTTCGTTTTCTTTTCAAGAGTTTTCGCAACGGTATGCAGATCCAGTGAAAGAGTTAGAATTTGTAAAACGTGAATGTCGTTTACAAGATCCAAAGAACCGTCAAAACTCTATTGAGATTGAGGGTGATCCTTCTCTTGTAGAAAATCAAAAATACCAAGATTTAATTGCTGAGTGGGGTCGTAGACAGTCTGGCGTTATTGACATCGTAAAAAGAAACTATGAATGGGCGGTAGAAAATGGTATCGCCAAAGAACAAGCACGTGCGCTTCTACCAGAAGGTTTGACAGTGTCACGTCTATATGTGAATGGTACAATTCGTTCGTGGATTCATTATGTTGAACTCAGAAGCGCAAATGGTACACAAAAGGAGCACATAGAACTCGCACGAGATATTGGTAAGGCTATTGCCCAAATATTTCCCCTCGCAGAAAAATATATTAACAAAAAATAGGAACATCTCATATGACGCAAGTAACAAAGCGGGATGGATCTAAAGAAGAACTTGATATCGAAAAACTTCACAAAGTTGTGTTTCACGCTTGTGATGATATCACTGGGGTAAGTCCAAGTGAAGTCGAAATCAAAAGTCAGATCCAATTCTACAATGGTATAACAACAACTGAAATTCAAGAAACTCTTATTAAGGCGGCTGCAGATCTTATCACCGAAGAAACACCTAATTACCAATTCGTAGGTGGTCGTTTGATTAATTATCAACTACGCAAAGAAGTGTACGGTGGATATGAACCGTGTTCTGTTAAGGAACTGGTTGTTCGCAATACTGAAAGGGGTTTTTATGATGAAGAGTTACTTGAACAGTACGATGATGAAGAGTGGGATACCATCAATGGTTTTGTTAAACATGAACGTGATGAGAATTTAACTTATGTTGCAATGGAACAATTGCGTGGTAAGTACCTCGTACAAAACCGTGTGACTGGTGAGATTTTTGAAACACCACAAATGTGTTATGTGTTGATTGCTGCGACATTGTTCCAGAATTATCCAAAAGAAACTAGGATGCAATGGGTAAAGGATTACTACAATGCAATTAGTCAACACGACATTTCTCTGCCTACTCCTGTTATGGCTGGTGTTAGAACTCCACAACGTCAATTTAGTTCATGTGTCCTTATTGAAACTGGTGACAGTCTTGACTCTATCAACGCCACTTCTAGTTCTATTGTTAAGTACGTAAGTCAGAAGGCAGGTATTGGTATTGGGGGTGGTTCTATTCGTGCAATTGGATCACCAATCCGTAGAGGTGATGCATTCCATACAGGTATCATTCCGTTCTACAAACACTTTCAGTCTGCAACAAAGTCATGTTCACAAGGTGGTGTTCGTGGTGGTGCAGCAACTATCTACTATCCTATCTGGCACCTTGAAGTCGAAGATATGTTGGTGTTGAAGAACAACAAGGGTACAGAAGAGAACCGTGTACGTCACATGGACTATGGAGTACAGTTCAATAAACTGATGTACGAACGTCTAATAAGTGGTGGTGACATTACTCTATTCTCACCATCAGACGTGCCTGGATTGTATGACGCATTCTTTGCAGATCAAGATGAGTTCAAACGTCTCTACGAGACTGCAGAACGCAATACACGATTGCGTAAGAAGACTATCAAAGCAATTGAATTGTTCTCTATGTTCATCGAAGAACGTAAGAACACAGGTCGTATCTATTTACAGAATGTAGACAACGCAAATGATCATGGATCTTTTGATCCATCTGTGGCACCGATACGACAGTCCAATCTTTGTGCAGAAATCGACTTGCCAACCAAACCATTAAATGATATAAATGATCCAGAAGGAGAAATCTCTCTCTGTACACTGTCTGCAATCAACTGGGGTAATGTAAGATCACCAGAAGACTTTGAACGTGCCTGTACACTCGCCGTGCGTGGTCTAGACGCACTCTTGTCGTATCAGAATTATCCTATTCTGGCTGCACGTTTATCAACTGAGAAACGCAGACCTCTTGGTGTGGGGATTATCAACTTCGCATATTGGATGGCAAAAAATGATCTGTCTTACCAAGACATTACATCTGAAGGTCTCGAACTAATTGATGAGTACGCAGAAGCTTGGTCCTACTACTTGATCAAAGCATCTGCAGATCTTGCAGTGGAGATGGGCAATATCGAAGGAGTATGTGAAACAAAGTATGGACATGGAATTACACCGAACCAAACATACAAAAAAGACGTTGATGAACTTGTCAAACACAAAGAACGTATGGATTGGAAAGGATTAAGAAAACAACTTCTGAAAACAGGTATCCGTAATTCCACACTCATGGCATTGATGCCTTCAGAAACAAGTGCACAGGTTGCAAATGCAACGAATGGCATTGAACCACCTCGTTCACTTATTTCAGTAAAACAATCTAAACATGGAGTTTTAAAACAAGTTGTTCCTGAGTACAAACGTTTGAAGAATAAATATGATCTCCTATGGGATCAACAGTCACCTGTTGGATACCTAAAAATCATGGCAGTTCTGCAAAAATACATCGATCAAGGCATCAGCATTAACACAAGTTATAATCCTAAGTTCTATGAGGACGAAAAGATTCCTATGAGTGAAATGCTTCAACACGTATTGATGTTCTACAAGTATGGTGGAAAACAACTATATTACTTCAACACTTATGACGGTCAAGGTGAAGTCGACATTAACAAGTTGATGGAAGAACCTTTGGAACAATCAGAAACAGATGATGCAGCATGTGAAAGCTGCACAATATAGAGGAAAATAAATGAGCGTTTTTGACGTTAACAATCGTACTGATCATACAAAAGTAAAGATGTTTTTGGATCCCTCTGGGGGTCCAACCATTCAACGTTATGACCAGTTGAAGTATAAGTCATTTGATAAACTCACTGATAGTCAGTTGGGTTTCTTTTGGCGTCCTGAAGAAGTTGACATCTATCAGGATGCAAAAGACTTCAAAGCATTGACAGACCATGAAAAACATATTTTCACTTCAAATTTAAAACGACAAATTTTGTTGGATAGTGTGCAGGGCCGTGCACCTGTAGAAGCGTTCAACCCTATTGTTAGTCTTCCAGAAATAGAGAACTGGATACAGACATGGACTTTCTCTGAGACGATCCATAGTCGTTCGTATACGCATATCATTCGTAATGTATATTCAAATCCTTCTAAAGTATTTGATGAACTTATGGATATTGCACCTATTGTGGACTGCGCAGATTCTATTTCAAAATATTATGATGAACTAATTGAAATGTCTTCGTGGTACAATCTATTAGGTGAAGGTCGTCATGGGATCAATGGTAAAATTGTTGTTGTTGATCTGTATGAACTGAAGAAACTTCTTTGGTTGACATTGATGAGTGTAAATATTCTCGAAGGTGTTCGCTTCTACGTATCCTTTGCTTGCTCGTGGGCGTTCGCAGAACTTAAAAAGATGGAAGGAAACGCAAAGATTATCAAACTTATTGCTAGAGATGAAAATCTACACTTAGGTTCTACTCAGCTGATGTTGCGTACCTTAAAGAAAGACGATCCAGATTTTATCAAGATCGCAGACGAAACAAAAGACGAATGTATTCAAATGTTCGTCGACGCAGTGGATCAAGAAAAGGCATGGGCAGATTATCTGTTCCAAGACGGTTCTATGATTGGTCTAAATGCGGAACTACTAAGTGAGTATATTGAGTATATCTGCACTCGACGTATGAAACACGTTGACCTTGAATCACCTTATAATGTTAAAAACAATCCTCTTCCTTGGACACAGAAGTGGATCTCAGGTGCAGAAGTCCAAGTCGCCCCACAAGAAACAGAGATCACATCATACGTTTCTGGTGGAACAAAACAAGACGTATCAACAGACACATTCAAGGGGTTCAGCTTATGATCGAAATTTACGGCAAAGACGCATGTTCATTCTGCGCAAAAGCAACTGGTCTAGCAGATATGCTAGGTCTAAACTATGTTTACAAAAAACTAGGACGTGACTTTTCACGTGAAGAACTTCTTGAAGAATTTCCCAATGCACGTACATTCCCTCAGATCCGTGTAAATGGGAAATCCATTGGTGGTTATGAACAATTTGTTCAGTACACAAAACAGGAACAGGCAGCATAAATAACTCTATAAACTAATAGAGTATGGGCATGATTTCTAAAGATAATTTTGAAGAAGTAATTTCCTCATTTAAAAAAGAAGGCAAGTATAGAGTCTTCAACGATATACTAAGAGAGCGAGGGAAGTTTCCTCGCTCCATTTGGTATGGAAAATATGCACCAAAGAATATTGTAAACTGGTGTTCAAATGATTATCTTGGGATGGGTCAAAACCAATATGTCATTGATGCAATGCATACTGCACTAGATCAAACTGGTGCGGGATCTGGCGGGACAAGAAACATTGGTGGTACATCACATTATCACGTAACACTTGAAGGTGTTCTCGCACAGTTACACAAGAAAGAACGGGCACTATTATTCTCTTCTGCATATGTCGCCAACGAATGGTCACTTATTGCACTCTCTCGTATCATTCCTAATATCTGTTTTGTTTCAGATAACAAGAACCATGCTTCTTTGATTATGGGCATGAAACATAGTCGTGCACACAAGATCATTTTCAAACACAACGATATGAAGGACTTGGAGAATGCATTAAAGACTGCGACTAAGAATAATCAAGTACCATGTGTTGTATTCGAGTCTGTCTATTCTATGGATGGTGACGTAGGGAAAATTGAAGAGATATGTGATCTCGCAGATAAATATGGAGCAATAACTTATATCGATGAAGTCCATGCGGTAGGATTATATGGTCCCACAGGTGCAGGATATTGTGAACATTTAGGTTTACAAGATAGGATAACAATTATAAATGGAACACTGGGAAAAGCGTTTGGGGTTCAAGGGGGTTATATTGCTGGGGACAGTATTGTTATTGACGCTATTCGGTCCGTGGCTTCTGGGTTCATCTTTACAACAAGTATCTCGCCCGTCCTCTGCGCCGGAGCTATCGCCTCAATCAAATATATCAGTGACAATCCTTCCGCCCATAGACGACATCAAGAGAGAGCAAGTACGTTAAAACAAATGCTTGCAGATGCAGGAATTCCTGTTCATGAAAATGCGTGTACGCATATCGTACCAGTGATGGTTAACGATGCTTTTAAATGTAAAGAAGCATCTGATAGACTACTAAACGAGTTTGGGATTTACATTCAACCGATTAACTCACCGACAGTAGATGTCGGGACAGAAAGATTACGAATTGCACCAACGCCATATCATGATGATGTGATGATGGTAGAGTTGGTGTCAGCATTGAAGAAAGTTTTAAAATGAACCAATTAGAATCTTGGTATTTTGGTAAAACAATATGGAAGAGAGAAAATAAAATGAGTAAAATTAAAAAAGCGTTTTGGTTTGTTTGCGGGATCCTGTGTCTAGGTATTGCATACCTTGGTGTGATCTTGCCAGGCATTCCTTGGTCAACACCTATTCTTGGTGCAGCTTTTTGTTTCGCAAAATCTAGTGAGAAGTTCCACAACTGGATTATGAACCACAAAACATTTGGTCCATTCATTACTGAATGGCAGACCTATAAAGTCTATCCACAAAAAGCTAAGTATATTATGATGGCAGTGATGTCAACATCACTTGCAGCGATGTACTTCGGTACGGGTAATCCAAAAGCAACACTTTACCTGTTTATCTTGTTCGCACTGATTGTTACTTGGGCATGGAGATATCCTGGCTCAAAAGAAGAATCTCAGAGACGAATTGATGCAGGAGAAAAACTTGGTTGGTTAAAGTAAATGGACGAATGGGAATATAGAATCAGCGAACTTAAATGGCGCATAGAAAAGTTGCGTAAAGAAACTGGTTACTATAAAAAGTCTTCAATGTTGAATGATAGTCCAAGAGTCAAACACGAACCAACGCCGCCCCCTATAGAAGTCATCGATGCAGAAAGAAAAACAAAGAATGCAGAGATGGATGCGCTCAAAGCAAAACTCATGGGGAAGAAAAAATGACACCAGAGGAACGCAAAGAGAGGTATCGTTTGTTTTGGATGGTTAAAGGACATTTGAATGCAGACGAAAATACTATCTTTGAATCCTATGATGGATACTTTAGAAGACTATGGGGTAACCACGAAAATGTTTACAGAGAGGATGGTTTCGAAGAAGCTTACTCGGAAATATTTCCAAATCTAAAATAGGAATAAGTCAATGGATTTCATATTCGCACTTGCATTATCTCAACATTTGGGTTTTGAAAAAGAATATAATTATATCCATCCTCACTTTAGAATGTCATATGAAAACATTATTGGTGGAGTCTATTACAACTCTTTGGAAAAACTTAGTGTATATGGTGGAATAAGAAGAGAGTTCGGAGACTTTGGTCTTGAAACTGCAATGGTGACTGGATATAGAGATCATCCAACACTTTACACAAGAGGAACATATAAAGATTTTTATATCAGTCCTGCATTTGAAGGTGATAAAGTTGGATTGGTTATAGGATATGAATTTGTGCTTGACAAATAATCTAAAAAGAAATATAATATGAATGATTTAAAATTTACAACTTGTGGAGATTACATGGCAACGACTGAAGAACGATATGTGGTAGTTACGACAACATCAAGTTTTCGTCAACGTTACTGCATCCCTGTAAGTAAATTGCAGGAAATGAACACAGATGTAGATATTACTAACGATCCTGTTAAACAAGTCGAATGGGCACAGGATTCTGTAACTGCAGAGGAAATCAAAGAGTTTTCTCAGAAGTGGTTGGGAGAAACTATTCTAGACACTTTTATTCTTGATGAAGAAAGAGTTCTACAACTGTTTGACCGTGACAACGAATATTTAAAAGAGTGGACTAAAGAAAAAAAACTTGAATGGTTAGACGATTGGAAGGAGAAACCACGTGGACCATAGTATCGAACAGTGGATTGAACGTATAAATGCGATGAAAGACTTGTGCATACAAGCGCATCGATTACGAAATGAATTCGCTGAAATTAGTTATAAAGAATATGACTATGATACATGTAAACATCTTTTAGAACAAGTGCAGTCAATGGCTGCAGGTATTGCAAACGAAGAAATTACGGATATAAAGACTGATATGGATAGTTGGAAAAAAGATGGAAGTTGAAATATTCGGAAAACCTGATTGTGTAAACTGCGATAAGGCACTTGATATTGCCAAACGTTATAAACACAATTGGGAATATAAAAATGTAACTTGGAAAAAATACTATGATGAGATGATATCTCACATAGGACACGAACCAGAGATAATTCCCCTACCAATTATTTTTGTTAACGGTAAACACGTTGGTGGATATAAGGATTATCTCCAATATATAGAAGATCATTTGGGAGGATTCGGTGATCAACCGTTTTAGTGACAATGGCTGGTAGGAAAGTAAGACAGGAAGCGCTTGACGAACTAACACATCAATATAATGAGATTTGTAGAGAAAACAAAGAACTTGTTTTTGAAAACGAATTAATTAGAAGGCAGAATACAATGTTGTTGGAAACACTCGAAGCAGTCTGTGATGATAATGTCATTCCAGATCAGAGTACTCGTTTTCGTCTGAATAATGTGCTGAATAATATTGTGGAAATGAAGTGAAGAAATCAAATCTTAGTCGAAGAAATCTTGTAAAGATTGAACCCAAAACACTTCATCAAAAACAAACATTCGATTGGTGGAAAGAAAATTTTAATCTTGTTCTATCAGGATCTGCAGGAACAGGTAAAACTTTCCTTGCAATGCATCTTGCCCTTCAAGAAGTTTTGAATAGAGATACACCGTATGATAAAGTTGTTATTATACGATCAATTGTCCCAACAAGAGATATCGGTTTCTTGCCTGGCGACGAAGAAGAGAAAAAAGACGTATACACAAGACCCTATGTTTCCATATGCGAAGAACTTCTTGGTAGTAGAGAAGCGTGGTTGGATCTGGTTGCGTCTGGACGTGTCGAGTTTGTCTCCACGTCATTTATTAGGGGACTGACATTATCTAATGCAATTGTTATTGTAGACGAAATGCAAAACCTAAACTTCCACGAACTAGATACAGTTATAACACGAGTTGGAGAAGACTGTAGATTTATTATGTGTGGAGATTATTACCAGTCGGACTTTGAAAGAGATAAAGATCGTCAAGGTATTCGTGACTTCATGGACATCATGAAAAAGATGTTTATGTTTAAAGTGGTAGAGTTTACATGGGAAGATATTGTAAGATCTGAATTTGTTAAACAATACATTATGACAAAAGAACAATTGAAAATAAGATAAGGAGATATTATGGCCACGAGAGTTGGAAGCGCCGTTTCTGCAGTTCAGAGTATTAAGAAAACAACTTCTATTGGGAAGTCTGTTCGTTCACGTCCCAAAAACAAAGCTGCAAAACGTAGTTGGAAAAAATATAGAGGTCAGGGAAAATGAAACTTATATTTGAACGAGTGGGTAAAGTAATTTACGCACGAGAGTTTGGGTCTCATCCTTCAACACGTTGGGTATATAAAGAACTGGACTGATGAAAAAATTTATTTTTGATGTAGATGGTACTCTTACACCAAGTAGGGGTACTATAGATCCTTTGTTTAAAGAATTCTTTTTGAAATTCATGAAGAAACACAAAGTGTGGTTAGTTACAGGAAGTGATTATCCCAAAACTCTTGAACAACTTGGTCGAGATATCTGCGAAAACGTTGTCACAGTGTATAATTGTTCTGGCAATGATACGTTCTTTAAAGGTAGACGTGTCAATACGAAAGCTTTTAATCCACCACAAGAACTTTATGACTTGATGTACGGTTGGTTGCAGACTAGTTCTTTCCCTCTACGTATGGGAAATCACATTGAAGAACGAGCGGGTACTATCAACTTCAGTATCATCGGTAGACCCTATGATCCCCCACTGACACTTGGAGAACGCAAACTTTACATCAAACATGATTTGGAAAATCGTGAAAGAGAAAGTATTGCGTATCAAATCAACAGCGAATTTCCTAATATAACCGCTACGGTTGGTGGCGAGACTGGTGTGGATATATATCGTAAGGGTGGAGACAAAAGTCAGATTTTAGAAGACTTTGACGCACCATATGATGACATTTATTTCTTTGGAGATAAAATGGAACAGGGTGGCAATGATTATCCTTTGGGTAAAAATTTAAAATCAAAGAATGTTTTTGCAGTTAAAGATTGGAAAGACACTTGGTATAAACTGCGTGAAATAATATAAATATTATATTCACAAGGGAATAGAAAAATGTTCAACAGGTTTATGCAGACGTTAACGCTGTTTACTGCGTTTGCAATTGCTGCAGTCGCAGCATATTTTTCTGTGATTGGTTTATCAACCATTTTCGCAGGTGCAGTCGTGTCTGTTATTGTCATGGCTTCTATCTTAGAAGTTGGCAAACTTGTTAGTGCGGTCTGGTTACATTTGTACTGGAAATCTGTAGGGTGGCTTAGTAAACTGTATCTACTGACTGCCGTTTTCATTTTAATGATCATCACTTCTATGGGGATCTTTGGGTATCTCTCAAAAGCGCACATTGAAACTAAAGCGAGTGGTGGAGAGTACACCGCACAAATCGAAAGAATCGAAGATCGTATTGAAAGACAGAATACTCAGATTGCTCGTGCAAATAAAACCCTTGATGATTTAGATGCCGCCTTAGACAAATACAATGAAGTTGGTGCAGTAACTAAAGGACTAGCGGCACGTGAAGATCAAAAAGAACAACGTGCACAACTAAACGCAGACATTGATGCAGCCTATGATAAGATAGACGAATATAAAGATCAGATTGCAGAAATCAATGTAGAAGTTCGTGCATTCGAAGTCGAAGTTGGTCCTATCAAGTATGTCGCAGAACTTGTTTATGGAGATGAAGCGGAGGCGAACCTTGCCGATGCGGTTCGTTGGGCGATTATTCTTATCATCGTTGTGTTCGATCCACTCGCAGTTATCCTGTTGATTACATCTGCAAAAGCGATCAAAGAACAACGTGTCAAACCCAAAAAGAAACCATCACGTAAAAACATCAATTATATTGATCCGAAAGACATTGTAAAAATAGACTCCATCTAGCCTAAATATATCTACCAATAGATTATGGAGATGTATTATGGTAATTGCAGGTGTAGACTACAGTTTAACTTCCCCCGCTATTTGTATCCACGAAGGAAACGAATGGGATTACAAAAATTGTCAGTTTTATTACATGGTAAAACGTGACAAACTTCTGCATCCAGAGAAACAGTTTAATGCAACTCTGTATCCAGACTTTGAAGATGACATGGACAGGTTTGAAAAACTGTCCAATTGGTCTCTTAACATCCTCACCAAACATAAGACAGAAAAAGTTCTCATCGAAGGTTACGCTTTCGGTGCGGTTGGTCGTGTCTTTCAGATTGCAGAGAATGCAGGACTCCTTAAGTACATGGTGTCACGTGTTCATGGAATTCCATATGACGTGCCTCCGCCTACTGTGATTAAGAAATTTGCAACTGGAAAGGGTAATGCAAAGAAAGAAAATATGTATGATGCATTTTTTTCTGAAACAGGGGTTGACATTCGTGAAAAAATCGGTATAATATCAGTTAAACAATGGAACCCTGTAAGTGACATTGTGGATGCTTACTATATTGCGAAGTTCGGTTTTGAAACGGAGAGAGAAAATGCAGATCAAACGTAAGAGTTCACTGACTGGTGTTTATCGTACACGTGAAGTCAAAGTAAAACCTAAAGATTATGAGATGTGGGAAAAGGGGTATGTGAGTATTTACGAAGCCATGCCTTATTTGAATGATGATGATCGAACCTTTATACTCGCAGGGATCACTGATGATGAATGGAAGAAGGCGTTTCAATCTGAAATAAGTAATATTGTAAACGACACATTCTAAAGGAGTAAAGATGGAAATGATCATCTGGTTGTTCTTCGCTTACGTGGCTGGAACATTTATCGGTCACCACATTGGTAAAAACGAAAACTTGGAAGAATTTGTTGAGACAATCATTGACAAATTGATTATAGATGGTTATATTAAGACTAAAGGATCTGGTGAAGATCTACAATTGTTGAAACACTGGGAAAAATAATGATAGTTATATTTAATGGTCCGCCAGGTTCTGGCAAAGATGAAGCTGCAGCGTTTTTTAAACGCCGTGGTTTTGCTCATCTTAGTTTCAAACACCATCTGTTTCGTGAAACGATCAAAGAGTTTGATGTAGATACCATTTGGTTTATGGATGGATTTAACAATCGTGATCTGAAAGAAGTACCCGAAGAAGATCTTCGTGGAATGTCTCGTCGTCAAGCGATGATTCACACATCAGAAGAAATCGTAAAACCAAAATATGGTAAGTCGTATTTTGGTGATCAGGTTGCGAGTCAAGTTGAATACAATGAAAAGTACGCAATCAGTGATGGCGGATTTGTAGAAGAGATAGAACCATTACTAGACAAAGTTGGAGAAGAAAACGTTATTTTAGTTCAACTTGTTCGTGAGGGTTGTAGTTATCGTTCTGACTCTCGTAGATATTTTAATGGATCCGTTTTCAAAACATTTGTCAACGGTTTCAAATCTAAGTTTGAAGAAGAATATGTGCAAGAAGTAGAACTACCAGTTCTCACATATCGCATATATAATAATGGAGATCTTTCTGATCTTCATAGATCGTTAGAAGAAATATACGAACTAGTAATAGGTAAAGAGTTAGATGTTATTGACAGCTGAACAACACGGTGAGATGGTTTTTACCATTCTCTATAACGACTATCACAGACCCTTTGTTAAGGGTAAATCGAACAGAGATAAGATTGAAGAGAATATTACGATAGGTATCTATAGTGGTGAAATCCCCCCATGTTCACAAGACGATGTGGATATGGTTATCGCACTTGTAGATGACTTGGTAACAAACGGCATAGAATAATAATTGGAATTTTGTTATGGGTAAATTGAAGGGTATGCCTATACCTAACGTGATTAATCTTTATGAGTCTGAAGATCGTGCGACTTATATGGCCACCCAGTTTAATAATCTGGGATGTGGTGTGGTTTCGTTTCACCAGTATGAAAGATATGAAAACTCAAATGTTAAGGCGTTTTGTGATGAGATGATAGAACCCTATTGGGTTGACAAAGGTACAACTACTTCTCATCTACTCACTATTAAATCTTGGTTGGAAAATACTAACGATGATGTGGGTATCTTTTTCGAAGATGATGCAGATCTCTCCACTGTTGAACATTGGAACTTTACATTTGAAGAATTTATTGAACGCATGGGTTCAAAATGGGGCGCACTACAATTAGGTCTTGTTCATGAGAGTTCACCTAACATGACTCCAAGAAAACGTGAACAACAAGATCATGGTTTGCAATGTTATATGTTGAAAAGAAAATATGCGACTAAGTTGGTGAAATTTTATTTTGACCAAGGAGATGATACAATACATTATAGAATGCCTGTAGGGGCAGCGTTATCCTTAGAGAATGCGGTTCTTTGGGGGTTTGACAGGGTTTATACTTTCCCACTATTCAATCATAACGTACAACAATTCACTTCAAAAAATATTTTCAATCCAGACGCACAAGTAGATGCAAGTGTGCGGTCTTATCATGTAATCAGATCATGGTGGGAAAACACAGGCCGTAATTTAAGTCTTGATGAAATATTTCACGGAAACACTTTAGACTACTAAGGAAAACATATGACACTAATTGACCAACACAAACAACACTATGAAAGGTTATTGCCTTATACTGAGGGCAGATCAATGTTGATGTTAGGCGCAACTACATATCATCCTCAGTTTGATCCACCAAAAAAATGGTTTAAACTGACATCATACCAATCAATGGATCCCCAAGCTGGGGACGAGAATAATCTCCAAAGATCTCTCGTAGATGATTGTTCTGATCTTTATGAAAGTTTTGGTGTTGTATGGAACTTAGGGACAATTGAACACATCTGGGACGTTCATACTGCATATTCAAATGCAGCGAAGATGGTTGAAGTTGGGGGATATTATATTGGACATGCGCCTTGCGCAAAATATTTTGGACATGGGATAAATGTAACAGAAAGACTTGCAATAAAGGCATTCTTTGACAAAAATGGTTTTGAACAAATGGATGCATGGGAAACTGCAAATGCATATGGTCACATTTATTGGAATGTTCACAAGAAAGTAGAAAGTAGACTTGGAGATTTGGATCATCCCACACAGGTCTTTGAAAATAACGCAAAAACACCAATCGTATGAGGAAAAAATTATGAGTGTAATATATAAAGGTCAAGTGATTGAATCAGAAGTATCTGCCAATTCATTTGGTGGAACTGAAATGATGCGAGAACGTGTCCTTAAAAATGTGGACCCAAAATGGTTAGAGAAAGTTGCAATTCACTTCTCACGTCCACGACAACTAGCAGACGATGTTCCAAACGTTCTATACTGTCATGATCTCGCAGAAGATCCAGAAATGAACATTCTTGCAAATAATGGATGGCAACAGTTTGCGCATTTTGTGTTTGTGTCTGCGTGGCAACGTGATCAGTACATCACACGTTTTGGAATTCCTTATTCGAAGACAACAGTAATCTACAACGCAGTAGAGTCTCAATACGAACCAGTCAATAAAGATGTTGATACGATTCGTTTTATCTACCACACAACACCACACCGTGGATTGGAACTTCTTGTTCCTATCTTCGATGCGTTGACAAAAAGTTTTGACAACATTCATCTTGATGTATATTCCTCGTTTGGTATTTACGGATGGGAACAACGAGATGAACCTTACAAACCATTGTTCAAACAAATTGAAGACCACCCCCACATGACTTATCATGGTTGGCAGCCTAATGATGTTGTTGTCGACGCCTTGAAGAAGTCTCATATTTTCTTGTATCCAAATATTTGGAAAGAGACATCTTGTATTGCAATGATTGAAGCTATCAAGAACCAAGTCATTGTTATTCACCCTAACTATGGTGCATTGACAGAGACTGCGGCTAACGCAACAATCGTATATGAATACAACGAAGATAAAATGCAACACGCAAACTACGCATTCAGTATCGCTGCACAAGTTCTAAATGTGCAGAAAGAAAACCCAAATTACTTCAACCGTTTCACCTACTCAGATCGTTACAACCTTGCACGTAACAGCATTGAGTCTTTCACAAATGTGTGGAATCAAGTTCTTTCACTAATTGTACAGGAGTCCGAAAAATAACACTTGACATTCGTGATATAGTGTAGTACACTGTACATAATGTAAATTTGTTGGAAATTAGATATGGCAATCTTAGTAGATTTTAACCAAGTTATGCTCGCCTCGTTCTTTGCGAACTCAGGTGGTCATAATGTAGAAATTGACGAGAGTATGATCCGTCACATGTTTTTAAACTCTATCAGATACAATCGAAAAAAGTTTGTAGAAGAATGGGGTGAAATTGTAATATGTTGTGATAGTAAGAATGTATGGCGCAAAGACATCTTCCCTTACTACAAGGCAAATCGTAAGAAGTCTCGTAATGAGTCTGACATCGATTGGAATGAACTATTCACAGTGATACATAAGATCCGTGATGAGATCGACGAAAGTTTTCCTTACAAGGTAATTAACGTCGATAGAGTTGAAGCTGATGACATCATTGGTACTATTGTTCATGATAATGGAACAGAATTAAACACTGGTGGCGAGAAGTTCTTGATTTTGTCTGGTGATAAAGATTATATCCAATTGCATAGTTATGCAAACGTTGGACAATATGACCCAGTACGGAAACGTTGGATAAGAAATGATAATCCTGATAAATACCTCAAAGAACACATTTTGAAGGGTGACGCAGGAGACGGTGTTCCAAATGTTTTGTCTGCAGACAACTGTCTTGCAATTGGCGAACGTCAACGTCCTATGACATCCAAACGGTTGTACGCACTGTTGGATGGTGGCGAAAAGGAAATGAATGAGGAAATTCTTTCGGGATATCATCGTAACAAGATGATGATCGATTTAAAAGAAATCCCTCAGAATTATCAAGATGAAATTCTTGAAATTTATAATAGAGATAAAGAAGTCGGACGTGAAGGTTTGTTCAATTTCTTTATTAAACACAAACTGAAACATTTGTTAACTGATATACAGGATTTTTAAAATGGCGAGAATACCGATTTCTGAAATCGTGAACCAAGCAGGTAAACTTAAAAGTAAGAAACAAAAAATAGAATGGTTGCAAAAACACGACTCTGTTCCTCTACGCATTATTCTTCGTCTATGGTATGACGAGAATATTGAATTCCTCGTTCCAGACACTGCACCACCCTACAAGGAGAATGCAACTTCAGACGAAGGAATGATGCTTTATCATGAAGCAAGGAAGCTACGCATCTTCGTAAAGGGAGGCGGTTATGATAATCTACAACAAGCTAAACGTGAGTCGTTGTTTATTGGTCTGCTAGAAGATGTGTGTGATGAAGACTCTGAGATGTTGTGTCAGATGATCACAAGAGAAAAGGTGAAAGGTCTGACCAAACAAACTGTGGAAGAAGGACTTCCACGAATTTTTATTGATCCACTAAAACTGAGTTAAGAAAGATGTCTAAAAAGTTCAAAAATTTTCGCAAGCAAAAAAATCGTTTTGACGATGACGAATGGGGAAACTTTAATGAAGATCGCATTCGGGAAAAACAACGTGGTAAGAAACGCAAACTGCGTGAGAATGAAAATCGAAAACAAAAACATATGAACTTTAAAGATTTTCGAGACGCATAAAAAAATCAAAAAAAATCAAAAAAAGCTCTTGACATTTGTTATCAAATACACTATATTAATAATGTAAGTAATGAGAAAGTAGTAGATTATGATAGCAATAAAAGAGAAAACAATATTGACAGACTGTGACGGTGTCGTCCTAGACTGGGAGTACGCTTTTGGTCAGTGGATGCATCGGCACGGTTATCAAGTTGTACAAGAAGGCATTTATGAAATGGATGTCAAGTACGGAATTGAAAAACAAGAATGCAAACGGTTGATTCGGATGTTCAACGAGAGTGCGTGGATGCGGAAACTTGCTCCTCTTCGGGACGCAGTAAAGTATGTCAAAAAACTGCACGAAGAACATGGATATGTTTTCCACGCAATCACTAGTTTGAGTAATGATACTTACGCTCAACACTTACGGAGCAAAAACCTTCGGGAGTTGTTTGGTGACACTGTCTTTGAACGGTTTGTGTATTTGGACACAGGTGCAGACAAAGACGAAGTCATGGAAGAGTATCGGGATACAGGATGTTATTGGGTTGAAGACAAACCTGAGAACGTCGACGTTGGTATTAATGTTGGTTGTGAAGGTATCCTTATGGCACACACTCACAACGCAGGTTACACAGGTCAAGCCACTCGTGTTCAAGGGTGGAAAGAGATCTACAACTTAATCACTGGATAATATGGAGAATAAAATGTCAGAAAAATTTACTATCCACAAACCTCACAAGATGCTTGATTGGATTGAAGGTGAAGTAACAGAATGGGCGTATGGTCATATCCAAGAACACTTTGGTGTGGATTGTCCATCAGAATTAACTCAAGCGCAGATCGAAGAAGTAATTGAAGTTTGGGAAGATATGTCAGAGTATGATGGTATGTTGGGACTAGGTTTCAGAAACGCAATCAGTGCGTGGGAAAATGAGAATGATGAATACCTGATCTAATTTAGTTTCCTTTTTTCCTTTCTCTTTGGATTAGATCAGAAGACTGGCGGTCAAGAAATTGACCGTCTTTTTTTGTATTACCTAAATATAATAAACAGATATTGATGAGGACTATGTCATGCCTACTTACAACTTTCGTAATATAAATACTAATGAAGAATTTGAAATCACAATGAAAATTTCTGAACTGGATGAATACAAAAATACGCATCCTGAGTTGCAACAATTATTGAATAGACCGCCATCTATTGGTGATCCTGTAAGAATGGGTTTACGCAAACCAGATGATGGTTTTAGAGATGTTCTTAAAAATGTAAAGTCGCACCACCAAGGTTCGAGGTCGATACAAAACAAAATTAATACTTGGTAAAATTATGCCTAGGATAGTCACAACTGCACACTTCCACGTAGGACACGCAAGTCCTACTCCCAACCCTTTTCATAAAACTCCATATACTGCGGGTCAGAATAAGGTTGAGGCACAAGGTGATCCAGTAATTCGTAAAGGCGACTCCACTGCATGTGGAGATCCTGCGACTGGTAGTTCTGGAAAAGTAAAAGCGGTAGGTGCATTTGTTCATAGGGCAGGAGACGCAACAGGGGGTCATGGGTCTTGGGTTCCAAACCAAGCGGAATCAGGAGCACCTAAAGTTAACGTAGGTAGTTAAATGACTAATCCAGATTATGCAGCGTTACTCGCAGCTATTGCTGCAGAAACAGATCCAGTCTTAAAACAGGCGTTAATCGATCAGGCATATGTCTTTACGTCGACACCAAGTAATAATGAAATACAGTTATTTGAATTTGTTGATTTCAATTATGTTGAACCGAACCCAGGCGAATTTCAAGACACTACTGCATTTTACTTAACGCCTGGGTATGTAGATGTGGGATATGTTATAGAAGCAGCGTATTCTTACGTAGATATATATTATGTCGACGACAATTATTTCGAAGAAGGTTCGATACCGTCTTCACCAACTTATAGCTCATATGTAGGTGTATACTACAACGAATTTGGGGAAAGTACTTAATGGCTATTACAAAACGAATTACTAAAGGTTCATCCCTTACGTACCAAGAGATGGATGACAACTTAGAAGCAATCGCACCACGCACTAGTTCGACTGGTTCGATTCAAATCCCTGCAGGAACGACTGCACAAAGAGACGGTTCCCCAACGAACGGATTTCTCAGATATAACACTCAACTAAACCAGTTTGAAGGTTACATCAACGGCGGTTGGGGTGGTCTTGGTGGCGGTGGTGGATCTGGTGATCCGAACCAAAATGCATTCAGTAACTTTGCAGTATCTGGTCAAACAACTATCGCTGCAGACAGCACAACGGACACTATTAATTTTGCCGCAGGTACAAACATCAGTCTTACAACAAATGCGACGACTGACACGCTTACAATCAACGCTACCTTTTCACAAGACTTTGCATTCTCTTCTTTGACAGGAACCCCAACAACTGTTGCAGGATACGGTATTACAGATGCACAAGCGCTTCTAGTTTCTGGTACAAACATTAAGACAATCAACAGCCAATCTATTCTTGGAACGGGTGATTTAACTGTTACTGCAACTGCAGACTGGACTACTCTTACAAATAAACCAACTACAATTGCAGGGTTCGGTATTACCGATGCGTTTGATGGTGCATTCTCTTCACTAACTGGTGCCCCCACAACTTTGTCTGGTTATGGTATCACAGATGCGCAAGAAATTTTGGTTTCTGGTACAAACATTAAAACAATCAATGGCGCATCCATACTTGGTTCTGGTGACCTAACAGTTACTGGTTCTTATGGTGACACTGATGTTAGTTCGCACTTAAACACAAACTCTGCAAACTCTAATGAATACTTGCAATGGAATGGTTCAGACTTCCAGTGGGTGTCATTAGGCGGTAGCGGTGGATCTGAAACAGATCCTGTTGTTGGCGCAGTTACAGGTATTGTAAAGTCAGATGGTGCGGGAAATATTAGTGCTGCTGTGGCAGGTACTGACTATTCAGAATTCGATGGAGAATATACAAGTCTACAGAATATTCCCACAGATTTGACAAATGCGGGCATCTCAAATGCATCTTTACTCGAATTGGTTGATGTTGTGGGTGGTTCTGGCGCAAATGGTCAAATTCTAACTTCCAATGGTAGTGCATTCAGTTTTCAAGATGCGCCTTCCGGCAGTGGTGGTGGTGCAACGTCTTTTCTTGCACTTTCGGACACTCCTGCAAACTATGTTGGTGCAGGTAACCAACTTGTCGCAGTTAACAACCAAGCTACAGGGTTAACATATATTGCACAATCTGCAGGTGCAGAATCTAATGACTTGACGCAATCTGTTGTTTGGGCGATTGTACCAGATGCATATATTTCTAATACAAGTGTGGTTCAACACCAAGCAGATCTTCGTATCACTGAAAGTCAAATCACTGACTTGCAGAATTACATTGTAAACGAAACCGATCCAATCTTCTCTGCGTCTGCAGTTGCGAACGTTGACATAGCTGTCACAGAAGGTTTCCTTAAAAATATTGGTGGTGAGTGGTTCTACGATACAAACACTTATGTAACATCAGCAGGTGCAGAATCAGATCCAGTGTTCACTGCTCACAGAACGTACAACATTGGTAACGGTAACGGTCTTTTGGTGAATGATGGTGCAGACAACTGGTCTTACATTGCGACAACCACATATCTAACTGCAAACACTCTCGTTGAAACGGATCCCGTCTTCTCTGCGCATACTACTGCGAATATCAACGATGGTCTTGGTTTCCTTAAACAAGACGGTTCGGGCAACTGGTTCTATGATTCGAACACATATCTGACTGCAGCTGGATCTGAAACAGACCCAGTATTTACCGCTCACACCACATATAATATAATTAATGGTACTGGTAGACTTGTAAACGATGGGGGTGGAAACTGGTCATACGAAGCAAATACATTCCTTGAAGAAGAAACAGATCCCATCTTTAATGCACATACAACAAGTCTTATTGTGGATGGTGAAGGTTTCCTCAGACAAGATAACGCAAACAACTGGTATTGGGACGCAAATACTTACATCACTGCAAACGACATTCCTACATCCACATTAAACTTGGATCAAGTTACCACAAACGGTTCTACAACAACAAACTCTGCAGAATTTGGTGGGTTGACTGTCGGTGGTGTTGCAGTTGCATTGGAAACCGCAAACGTAGCAACATTTAGTAATGGTGCAGGATATATTACTTTAGCAGATCTAAGCGCAAGTGGTGACATTTCATACAACGACACCACTGGTGTTTTCTCTGCAAACCTTCAGTCTACAGGTATTACACTTAGTGATCTTTCTGCAAACAATGAGGTTCCAAGCGGTAACGGTTCGTTGTCTTATGACAGCTCTACTGGTCTATTCACGTTCACCCCACCAGATCTTTCTGGATTAGGAGGTGGAACAGAAACAGATCCAGTCTTCACCGCTTCTGCAGTTGCAAATGTTGTTGCATCTTCTGGTGATGGGTTCTTAAGAAATGTGGGCGGCGAATGGTATTACGACACAAACACTTACATTACATCCGCAGGTGCAGGTGGAGCTACTGTCTTTGGTGATTTAACGGATGTTGATCTTACAGGATTGGCAGATACTGATCTGATACAGTATAACGGCACAAATTCTGCATGGGAAGTTAGTACTCTTGATAGTGTCATGACAAGTGGTTTGGGAACTGCAGGTGCGGGTGCAAACGAAGTACTTAGTTGGACTGGTTCGGGGTTTGATTGGGTTGCGCAATCAGGCGTCACTCTTAACGACTTCAGTGTAACAACTGCTGCTGCGGGGTCTGCAGCACTATCATATGCAAACGGTGTGTTTGATTTCACCCCACCAGATTTAAGTGGTTATTTGACAAGTTACACAGAAACGGATACCTTTGCGACAGTAACAGGTAGAGGATCAATTTCTGCAAGCACAATTACTGCGAACGGAAATATCAATGTTGTTGGTGAGGCATTTGATGGTGGTAGAATTATTCTAAACTCTGCACAGTCGGGATCTCCAAGTGGTTCATCAAGTAACTGGTCATACATTGATGTAGAGCGTGGTGTTTTGCCAAACGTTGCAATCCGTTGGAACGAAGGTTTTGATCGTTGGGAATTCACTAACGATGGTACTAACTATATTGCATTCCCAACAGGTTCTAGCACCTTAGATGAAGTCCTAACTGCAGGAGATGAATCAGACACTCCATTGACATTGTTTAGAAGTACTTCTGGTAATATCAATAACGGTTCTTTGGTATTTGAAAATAGAGATGTGACACCAAATATCAATTCATCTGTAGGTGATATTAGATTCTTTGGGGATGGTCTTGATGAAGGTGGTAGTACATTAACTCTCACAGAGTATGCTCGTATTTCTGTTAAACCTTCGCAGGTTTCATCTATAACGGTAAACGATAGTTTTGGTTATATAGATTTACAAGCGAAATTGGACGGTGGGTTAGAAACTTTTGTAAAAGTTGGTATTGATCCATTCAACCCAAACGATCCTGTGGTTAACAATATTGGAACACATGCGACGAAACCATTCTACGCAGGTCCAGACTTTTACCTCATTGATGAAGTAGACACTGCAAACGACATCTACTCTGATACAAATATTGCGTTGCAATTTGTGGGGTATGATACAACAACTGGTCAGTCTGCAACTCGTGCGACAATGTATTTCCAAAACAATATGTTGAGGACAATTGCTCACGATATGAATGCGGCGACACCTTATAACACATGGACGCAGTTGACGCAGAGACCAATCAGTGCAGGTGGGTTGTCATTCACAAGTGTAGTCGGTGGTACGGCGACAAGTTATGATGTTTATACTGATCAGAACGCAGATGCAAAGGTTAGATCAATTGTTTCTGACGATCAAAACCTTTTAAGATTTAGTGCATATGCAAACACTGAAGTAATGTCTGATAGATCTGACTTTGGTGGATTTAACGGTGGGGCATCAGGCAATGCAGAGATTGTCCCAGGCAACGAAATCTATGGTGCACTTGCGTTCTTCGTGTTTGGTGATGCGAACAATGGTACTGCGTCACAGAATAGTTACATTCCTGAAGGACACACAGAAGAAGTTCCACACGGTATGGGTATTCTTCGTGACTCTAGTCAACATATTAGTGGAACGCCAAGATGGGATCCGTTTGGTGGACCAGACTTCCGTATGACTTTGAATTCCACTGCTAGAGATGCTTCTTACTTCTTTGGGGCGACAACTACATTTAACCAATCACACCCAACCAACCTTATCCTCACAAACTCAGACTACACTCCTGAAGATGATACTGTAATTGGTCGTTTGAATTTTAGAGCTGGTGAGACCACATACACAACTTATAAAGATTATGCACAGATCATAGTAACCGCTGAAGACACTACTGCAGGTGACTATGATGGATCAATGAAATTTAATCTTGCAATAAACGGTACTGACACTACTGTATTAGAATTGAATAGTCTCAATAGTGGTGAACCGCTTGTCAATTTCAAAGCTGCGGATGGGACAAATGTTGGATATGTCAAGCCGTTTTCGAATACTGGACTGACAATTTCGGCAGATACGGATACTGGAACTAGGGATTTAAGACTTTCTGGTAGTAACGTCTTAATATATTCTTCTCTTGATATCGATATCGGTAACAGTCTTTCGCAGGATAATGTCAACATTGGTTCTCAGTCAGCAGCGGGTGGCACACCAATCAATATGTTTGGTAAGGTAACGTTTAATGACATCACAACTGAAAAGACAAATGCACTAACTGGTGCAACTGGTGTTGTTACACACAACTTAAATGATGGTGCGGTATTCGATCATACAAGTTTGGCTGCAGACTTTACTGCAAACTTTACGAATGTTCCTACGACTGTAAGTAGAACTATCGGTGTCGCATTGATTTTAAGTCAAGGTGGTACTGCGTATATGCCAACAGCAGTTCAGATTGATGGATCTGCACAGACTATTCTATGGCAAGGTGGATCTGCTCCAAGTGGTACTGCAAGTGGAACTGATATTGTAAGTTTCACTTTAATTAGATCTTCAGGCGGTGCGTGGAAAGTTATTGGTTCAGCAACGAGTTATTCATAATGCCTAGATTAACAAGTTTAACAGGACGATCATTATCGGGTATGGGATTGTCTGTGTGGACGCACCCTGACATTGCTAGTGGTGTAAAAAACACAACATACTTTGCTTCTCCGCACGGAGCATATACAGGCTGTTTCCGTTGGAGTTACGATGGAACAAAACTTTTTATCGAGGCAGACGACACGGATGTTCATACACATACCGCATCAACTGCGTGGGATATAACAACTGTTAGCTCAACGGTTGATAATGAGAAAACATTCACTGAAACGATTGCAAGTATATTCTTTAAAGATGATGGAACAAAAGTTTATATAGCTGAGAATGCTGTAGGAACAACGGATATCATTAGGCAGTACTCTTTAAGCACTGCATGGGACATCTCGACTGCTACGTCAGACAGTAAGTCTTATAGTCCTTTGCAAAGCACCGTAACAAAAGATTTCTTTATTCGTTCTGATGGCCTAAAACTTTATACAACAGGCAATTCTACGGACAAAGTGTTTCAACATACCCTTAGCGCTGCTTGGGACATTAGCACTGCGAGTTATGACAGCGTAGAATTAAACCTAGCCACTGAAGGCTCCCAAACAAGTCCTTCAGCATTGTGGTTTGCGCCGACAGGAGAATATGTGTGGGTGCATGGAAATGATACGGACGATATTAGACAATACAGTATGACAACTGCTTGGGATATTAGCACCGCAAGCTATGACAGTATTGACTTTGATGACGCTGAACTAGTTGGTCCACTTTCGCTACAATTTAACAACACTGGAACAAAGATGTTTTTTGGTCGTTCTTTTAATGATCGCCTTTGGGAAGTTGCTGTATGACTAGATTATAGTTGACAACCCCTCACACATATGATATAGTACACAAAGAATAACGAATAAGGTTATATTATGTTTACCCATGTAGATCATGGTATTGAATTACCGAAAATAACAAGAGAGACGACAGAGAAAGGACGGAAGTACTTCACTCCCGAAGGCAATGCCTACCCTTCCGTCACTACTGTTCTTTCTATACTAAATAAAGAAGCAATCCTCGCATGGAGAAAACGTGTGGGGGATGCAGAAGCAAATAAGATTTCGAGTCAAGCGAGCAAACGTGGGACTGCAGTTCACAAACTCTGTGAGGACTATATCGACAATGTCCCAGAGTACACTGCAAAACACATGCCCGCCAACATTATGACTTTCAACACACTTAAAACACTTCTTGATAAAAATCTAGACAATGTTTGGTTTCAAGAAGCATTTCTTTACAGTGACATTTTGAAGTGCGCAGGACAAGTAGACTGCATTGCAGAGTGGGATGGAGAACTATCCATCATCGACTTTAAGACTTCTAAGCGTGTAAAGAAAGAAAAAGACATTCTAAACTACTTTATGCAAATGAGTTTTTACGCTGCGGCGTTTTATGAAAGGACTGGTATCCCAGTTAAACAAGGTGTGATCGTGATGTCTGTGGATGACTCCGAACCACTCGTGTTCAAGATCGATACATACGATTACTTGCAACACTTCAAAGCGGTAAGGGAAAGCTATGGAGAACTCTACGAAAGATGAGGTCCCAGAACGATGGGATGATCCGTGTGACGACTGTACACATTGGATCGGTAAAATATAAGGAAGACAATGTTGAAGTATGACGAAAGACACGGCGGACCATTTGATAGGGGTAGCGCAGATAGTTACTATCGACGTGGGTTTGATCCACACTTCTATGAAGGCGCAACCTATCAGTCTAAACGTGTTGAAAAAGAGCAAATGACTGAGGAAGAAATTGAAGCATATAGGGCGGGATATATTGAAAATGAAGAACTTGGTCACTACAAAGAATATTGATGATATCCTATTAATCGGAGAACATATGATCGAATTACCCAAACGACAAACAAGATATGTGATTGTCGACGACGAGAATGGTATTTTCTTGGGTACATATACTATGGCAGATTTCAAACAAAAAATAGAAGAAGAGTTTTTAGGAGAAGACGAATACATCCCACCTTATGATTTGGATAGATCGTTTGCACTGTTTGCAAAAGACAATCCCTTCTCAGTTCCAAGAGCCTGTTCGTTTGAGACAAGAGAAGAAGCACGAAGGTTTATTCTCGACTCTTTTGGGCCTACTGCCAAAAAACTTAGACTGAAAACGGCACCAGTGCAAACCGCAAGTCTTTACCCAGATGTCGTCGATTTGATAAAGTCTGATTTAGGACACATGACTTTTGACATGTTAGATGGACTTGACATCCCCTCAAAATACCCACATTAAAAAAAATACAATTATTTTAAAAAAGTGCTTGACTTTTGTTTTCAAATCATATATAGTATACGTGTAAATTGAGTTAAACATCCTGATAGGAGAATCATTATGGCACACGAATTAGAGATCGTAAATGGTCAAGCACAGATGGCGTACCGTGAATCAAAAGGTCGCCCTTGGCACGGTCTAGGAACCCCAGTTCATGACTTCATGACACCTCAGATGATGATGGAGGCGGCAGGTCTAGATTGGGAAGTCGAGAAGGTCGACACATTCTATCGCTACAAAGGCGACAATCACGCAACTGGTCAACAAGCACTTGTCCGTTCCACAGACGGTAAGATTCTTACCCAAGTAGGACCAGGCTGGAATCCAGTACAGAACGCAGAGGCGTTCGAATTCTTCACAGAGTTTGTATCCAATGGTGATATGATCATGGATACTGCAGGTTCACTCAAAGGCGGTCAGATCGTCTGGGCACTTGCAGATGTACGTGATGGTTTCTCACTGTTTGGTGGAGACGAAGTGAAGGGTTATCTTCTTTTCTCTAACCCACACCAGTACGGTAAAGCAATCGACATCAAGTTCGTTATGGAACGTGTTGTCTGCAACAACACATTGACTGTGGCGTTGAACGAAAAGGGTATGCCTGGCGTTCGCATCAATCACCGTTCTCAGTTCAATGCGGATCTGGTAAAACAGACTCTTGGTATTGGACACAATAAAGTAGAACGTTTCAAAGAAGCTGCAGAGTTCCTTGGTTCAAAGAACTACCAGAAACAAGAACTTCAGAACTTCTTGAAGAAGGTTTTCGGTGAGTCTACCAAAGAAGGTAAAGAACTTTCTCGTACTGCACAACGTGCATTGGAAGTCGTAGAGACCCAGCCTGGCAACGAGTTCCGTCCTGGCACATGGTGGAATGCATACAATGCAGTAACCTACATGACAGACCACGAGTTGGGTCGTTCTGCAGACACTCGTATGACTTCTGCATGGTTTGGTGTCAACGCAAAACGTAAAGTTGACGCATTGAACACTGCATTGGAGTTTGCAGAAGCAGCATAAAAGTGGGGGGTAACCCCCACTCAATATTGCGGGTGCGCTACAGTTGGAGAGGTAGGCTGGTCTCCAAAACCAGTGCGTAAGCTAAGTGAGTTCGAATCTCACCACCTGTGCCAATCTTGGTGTGGCCTAGTCTGGTAAGGCGTCTGGTTTGGGACCAGAAGATCGCAGGTTCGAATCCTGCCACCAAGACCAATTCAAGGATTTTCAATGAGAGTATTACTTACAGGACATAAAGGTTTTATTGGTTCTCACTTGCATCAACGTCTGATCGACAGAGAGATGGAAGTGATTGGTATTGACCTAAAAGAAGGTTGGGATCGGGATGGTATCAACAATTCGCAAGATCTTTTGAACTGCGAATTACCATCAGGTATGGATCTTATTATTCACCTTGCAGGTAAATCTGGGGTCCGTGAAAGTATTGAAGATCCATCGGCATACTGGCGCAACAACGTCGAAGTTTCAAAAAGAATATTTGAACGATACACTCGCACACGAATCCTTTATGCGAGTTCTTCCAGTATGTACGAACCAGAACTGAACCCTTATGCAGCGAGTAAATTTATCATAGAAGAAGCTGCAACCAAACATCCAAACAATCTTGGAATGCGATTTCATACAGTTTATTCTGATAAACCACGAAATGGAATGTTCCTTCAAAAACTGTTCGATGATGAACTAGAATATGTGACGACACATAGACGAGATTTCATACATATAGATGATCTATGTGATGCAATAGAAGTTTTGATCGATAACGAAATCGGTGGTGTTACTGACATAGGCACTGGGGATCCAGTGAAAATTTCTGAACTAGTCAAAGATAGAAATCTTCCAGTCAGATTATCAACACCAAATGAACGAGAGTTTACTTGCGCAGACATTACCAACTTAAGAGAGTTGGGATGGATACCACAACATGATGTGAGAGATTTGGTATATGAACAAAAGAACAGCACAGACTGATACAAGAGAAAAGTTTGATCGATCTTTGATAGATCAAATACTAGAACACTCAGGAGGCGCATTATACGCTATCACAGTCCCGCTTAAGAATGGAAGGAACATACTAACCTTTTCTACTATGACGTGGGACTGGCACGTCTTATATGACTGCAGATATAACGATACAGAAGAGATGTGGGAGAAGTGCATATCACTCTGGAAACGTGGTCAAGAAGACAAAAAATTGTCAACTCGTTTGAAAAAGACTACTCAAAAAACTTGGGATTTGCTTGACGAGAAATGGAAAAAAGAACAGACAAAACAAAAACGTGCAGCTGCACGTGAAGAGAAAAAAATCCTCGCAGAGATGGAGAAACGTCGAGAAGAAGAAAAGTTACTCGCAGAACAACGTGCAGAAGAAAGAAAAAAAGAACGTGAAGAACGTGAATTAGAACTTGCACGGTTAGAGGCAGAAGAAGAAAAAGCTAAAAAGAAGAAAACACGTAAACCTCGTAAGACCACTAAATCAAAATCCAAACCCAAACCCAAATCCAAACCAAAAACGACAACAACAAAATCTTCTGGTCGTAGTACGAAATGGAGAGACATGAAAGCGAAGATGGAACAAGGTACTCTTGACCAATTCATGTAAGGAGAACAAATGTCAATTATTCATAACCCAGTCGCAAATACACAGTCAGTGATTGATTATTTCCATAACGGAATTAGAACTGTTAACTATGTTTGCACTACAGATGTGTATCAAATAGAAACGAGCGAATACGTTTATTGTGATGTGTTTGTTCAATGGCCACGTCATGAAGCATATGGAAATCAATACTTTGGTTTTTATAGAGATGAAGGCGGAAACGGACATGTGTGTAATGCAGATGAAGTTGAAAACTATCTCTTTGGTATGGTAGAAAATGATAATGGGGATTTGGTCTATTCTGCAAACACCATCGATTACCAGTCATTCGATAATGGAAACTGGATTAGTGGTGGACGACATGACCTACAGTGGAACGGCGATATTAGTTACTATAAACTTGCAAATGGGGAGTTCTATGAAGTACGCATTGATGATGAAATTGGGTGAGAGTGACTGGATTTATGTCACGGAAGATAAAGGTGGAAATTGTTGGGATCTTCATCCAGTGATTTATGAAAGTAAAGAACGTGCGGAACGTGCCGCAGCTATCTGGCGAAACCATGGTGCAAGTAATTGTAAAGTTGTTGAGTATTTGAGAGAAGTTTAACATGGCAATCGAAACTGAGAATGGTGAACCCATCATGCATGTCATTAGTGACGATGAAAAGAAACTCTTTGACAAGTTAAAGAAGATCGTGTTACACGCTAATGCAGAAAAGTATGAGGGTGTTTACTTTATCTGTGGTGAAACTGGTGAGAAAGATAGTTTGGGACTGCCAGAAGGTATTATGGTTTGTCCTGCATTTGGTCTAGATGGTTTTGCTTACTACAAAAAAGAGAAAGACTACACCGCTCCAGACTGGTAACATGAACCTTGACGATTTCTTAGAAAATGATCAGGAATTGATTTCAAAACAAATCAGACTCCGCATTCGACTTAGTGTGTTCGCTTATGCATATGAAATGTGCAACGAATCACTTATATCCGATGGGGAGTTTGATGCGTTGTGTCTACAGGTAGATCCCTCTATAGAGACAGGCAACGCAAAGATGGACAAGTTCTTTAAGGAAGAGTTCAACCCATCCACTGGCCAGTGGATACACAAACACCCCGAATTGACAGGGATAGTACATCTTTATAAGAAATATTATTTAAAAAAATCATAAGTCGTTGTTTTTTCACAACAAAAAAATTCATTTTTTTTCAAAAAAGGCTTGACTTTCTCTTGTAGAAGCATTATATTATATATGTAACGTGATGAGAAAGAGAGATCTACTATGAACATGAACCAAGCGATTGAAAAACTTATGATTGCAATCAAAGACGATTACCGCAAAGGTAGTTGGCAAGACTTCATGATTGAAAGATTTGAGAACGGTTTGTCTTTTCAAGAAGGTCGTAAGTACATCAAAATCCTTAGCGGTGGCAGTGTTTGGGGTTTCATCGTGAAAGGTGAAGACAAGAAGTTCCAAGTCGGTGACATTCTGAAACCTGCGGGTTGGGCGACACCTACTCGTAATGCCGCTCGTGGTAACATCTTTGGTGACTACACCATTCGTTGGACTGGTCCTGAGTATTTGCGTTAAGAGGTACATGATGAAATTTGGAACACTTATAACAGGTTTGATGGTTGCAGCAATGTGTGGGTTTGGAACCTACGCATTTCTCACCGCAATGGAACTACCAGATGTCTGGTTTAGTTACTCTACAGGTGACTGTGTGCAGGTTCTAAACTATGCACAGGGAGATGAGTATTCTTGTGAAAATCTTCCCAAGCGTTTTTATCATGTGTGGGTAGAATAATGAGAGATGCAGACGTATGGGAACAGGGTATAGTCGATAACCCAACATCATATTCTGTGATTGCATTCACGCCTCAGAAGGGGTCGAGGGCGATGCCTGAGATCCTCACATTTGAAGAAGCATTCTCTTATGCAAAAGAGGTCTTAGAGATTGACAATCGTGTCAGATCGTGTATGATATACGCTGTCAATGAATATCGTAACCATGCAATGGTTGGTTCACTTCATCGACAGTCTGGATGGAAAGAAGTAGTGAGGAAAGTATGAATTACAATAAAGATGCAGTTGAAAAACAGATCCGTAAAGAAGGGATCAAAGGTAAAGAAGCAAAACTTATTCACGCACTGTTGAAAGGACGCTCGAATGGGTAGTATCTATACCGCTTTCCCAACCCCGCTTTATAAACATAGTTGTCAATTAGATAAATCAGTTATCAATCCAATCTTAAGAGATATGGAGTTTTATCGTCTTAGGACAGATGATGGATATGCATCTGTAAGTCCATGGGTCTTAGATGAAGATTTCTCAGTCTTAAAACCCATGATCGAAAAACAAATTGAAGATATGTGTTTTAATAATTGGAAATTCAAAAAACATTATAAATTTAAAATTCAAAACAGTTGGGTAATGAAACACGTTAAGGGGGATCACTCTGGGATTCATTGGCATTCGAATAGTCTGTTCTCTGGTATCTTATACCTACAGTGTGACGAAGACTCAGGCGATTTGATGTTCATAAACTATCACAACTGGTGTGGTAACATGTTTGCGTTTGACTTCGAAGAAGACAACATGATCAACCAAGACATAATGGGATTTACGCCAAGAGAAGGCGACTTAGTTATGTTTCCATCAAAGACGGCTCATATGGTTTCAGATTCGAGATCAGAACATTCTCGATTCTGTCTTGCGTTCAACGTGTGGGTTGAAGGTGATCTAAACAAGTCTCACCCTCATAGTAACTCACAGTTAAGTATTCGTTGAATCTTTATTGAGAAGGTGTGGTCTCCATACCTTCTCTCTTTTTTCTTCTGTTGCTTTATTCTTAAACCCCCTATGAGGAATGAAAATAATACCCTTTTCATTCAACTCTTCTGGTGTTGTATCGAACGCCCAGTATTCTTCAACCTTTTTCCATTCCATTTTTAATTCGCTAGAGGATTATCTAGCGCCCTCTGTAGTTTTGAGTTAAGGTTTTGTTCTAGTTCGTTTAAGTCTCTTTCGACTTTATCTTCTAAATCAGTCATACGACTATCATTAGATTCTCTTAGCGCAGACGCTTTATTATCATACTGGTTTTGTAGTGCGTCACGTTTATTGTCAAAACGTTCTTCTGCGTTCTGAATGATTTGTCTCACGTCTGCTTCAGTATCACGCACAAGTTTTTCAACCCTACGAACTTGAGAGTCCATTTGGTTGAGTTGATCCCTCGTATCCACTTTGTTTTCACGGACACGTTTTTCTAGATCATCAATTTGTTTTTGAATTGAATTAATGCGAACTTCAAGTTCTGCTTTTGCGTTACCTACCAATACTTCAATCTCGTTGTTGCGAGTTTGAATTTCATCAACGTCAATATTCTGAACAATCTCTTTCATGTCCATGTAGTCTTTATATACTTCAAATCCCCCATAGAGAGATCCACCTATCGCACTTACTATTGCGAAGGCTGCACCAATGGTTGTCGGGGTCATAGTGATCCCGAACAACTTCATTTTGGTGTTCTTAAGATTCTCTACTTCTTCTTCGAAGTTTTCGGTGAGTTCGCCGAGGTCTTTTTCTGCCATGTTTCGAGTTCCTTGATACGAGTTTCTAACTCGTCGATCTTTGATGTTACTTTTGGATATCGCTTTCGCCACGCCATGGGATCATCCTGCAGGAAGTCCCATCCAAAACGATCAACTAAGTGATCCATAGATCTATCAAATAAACTCATCAACCATAAGGCTGCGTGTGTATTTCTAAACCAAGCAAGAAATGCTGCACCAATTAAAGATCCGGCAATCGCTGTGTAAATCCACAACGTATCACCGAACATTCTGTGTATCATTTCCCACATACTAATAATCCAACTTCTTAGTGAATTCTACATAGTTCTGCATTCCGTGGTCCAATGCACCATCAAGAACACCAGACTTGTAACCACGCCAACGATCTTTAATCATTTGCCACGTAGTTAGTTTACGCACATTCCCATAGAAGTTGATATACTGCAATTTCCCATGATGTTTATATCCCATCAACAACAAGGGAACTTTTGTAACTATGTCGTTATTGTTTACGAATCTCATATGTGGTGTCGCAATGTTTTTCACAAACTTGCGTGTCCCAACTCTTGGAGATCCAAATGTGGTCAACTGTTCAATCTTACCAATCTCTTCTAAACGTGAACATGCGATAGTTGCCATCGCCCCACCAAGTGAGTGACCTGTGATATATACTTTTTTATTTTTTGCGAATTCTTTATAGTGTCTTAAAAGAGCCGCCCAGATTTTATCTGTCTCTCCTTTAAAACCTGAATGAACCAAACCATGGGTCATTGCACCTGCAGGCCATGCATTTAAGTCTGCGAGTACATCCGATAGTTCGTCTGGTTCTGTGCCTCTAAATGCAATAACATATTCTTTTTTGTTGTATGCGACATGACATTGCGCACCATTATGTTCAAAGAATTTATGATATGTGTATCCCAGAGACTTGACCGCTTCTTTCGCCTCTTTACCGTCGAAGTATGCAAGTGCGGCAAGTTTTGCCATTTTGTGACATACAGACATTTAATTTTTACTCCCTAATTTTCGAACTGTTCCTCAACTGGTTGCTGAGCATTCAATCTTCTCAAAGCATTTAATTCTTCTTGGAGTTTCAAAACTTCTAGTCTTTTCTTTCTCAGTTCTAATTCATATAGGGTGTTACAATTAATACGTTGTTTTGGTTTGTCTAAAGGAATTGTTATCCTTGCATAAACGCCAATATCCCTACTTGAATCAAAACCATTATTTCTATCAAAAGGACTTTGTGCATTATCAATTATTCCAGTCAAACCGAATTCTAGATTTGTCGCACCACCAATAGAGTTTTCACAATTAACTCCATCTTGTGTGCGAATACTGTCAGATCCATAAGTACTACCCATGCCTGGCAAGGATAGGTTTAAAGAACTAGATTCCGCATGTACATGTGCGCCAATCAAAGAAAGGCATATTGCCATAGCAAACGTTCTCATAGTATTACTCACTTCTCAACAATTTTAGAACAGATTCTTGATGAAACTGCTGTTCTAGTTAAATCTATTTTGCGTAACTTAGAACGAGAACAAATATATAATGCGTCCTTAGCTACACTTCTATGCATATAAATTTCCACAGTTACCGTACTTAAATACGGTATCTTCCATATCTTATATTTAGATACGAATGGAATTGGAGACCAGTCTTTATCGAAAACAGCGAACTCGTAAAATTCTACTTCTGGTCTTTTATTGAACATTGTCATAGTAGTTGTGACTAGGTTCTCTCCCATGATAGACGGCACCAACTTTGGATATGTTGGAACCATCTCATGTGAGTGTGCAATACTCGAAAATAATCCGAATATTAAAAAGGCGAATATAGTCGCAATTACGTGTGCATAATGTTTCATGATAATTATATTATTGTGCAATACACTCCGCTGATACTAGTGCAGTATAGTTACCGCCTGGGAAAGCTTTTGACCCACCCATAGTTGCAGACGAAGATGTTTTAAACCAAGTGGAACCAGTTGCAGTCATATCATAACGATCTGTTAGACCTAGTTCAACTTTGTTTGATTCATATGATCCCATTCCAGTTGCATCTGAAACAGTATCCACTTCTGTATCCCCAGTCCATGTGACTATATCTGGCAAAGTAGGTGCAGATGAAAATTCGGTTGGGGGTGTAATTTCAACATAGTATGCATCTGCAAGTGACACATCTACACGGATCCTAGCATGTTCACCACCGTCTGTAGGAGACGTTGTAAGAGTGTATGCATTGGGGTTAGCGTATGTACCTGCAGTATCCGTTGTAATTATACAACGAGATTGTACTGTACCGTTAATCGGAGTTTCGTTTGCGCTTGCAGAGATTACCGAACTCATTAACGCTCCAGCTACGAAGATAGGTAATTTTTTAAACATGGTTGCTCCCTGTTTTTGTTTTAATTATATTGCGAATCAACCATTTGTTGATGCAACAATTGTTGTGCCAGTCCATTTCTTAAACCACGTTTGTTCTCAGGTAATTGTTTATCATTCAATACGACTGTGTCATTGTATACTCCGCCATCAATTTTTTTTACATAATATGAATTCAGATTAACTTGTACGGAGTCTTTAAGTTGAGACATTGCAAGTGCTTCTGCAAATAATGCCGCACGTCCTGCTTCGAACAAAGCTTGTTCTAACCTGTTTTTGCGATCTTCCTCTTCTTCCTCTTCTAACTTCATTTTTTCTTCTTCAGTTAGTTCATCTTCTGAGGATTCCTCATCATTTTCTGCATATTGTTCACGGTCTGCGTCACCAGATTCTATAGCATCATAAATTACAATATCAGATCCATTATAGATATCTGGAATCTGAACTTCATAGCCAGGACAATTCGGATCGAATTGTGGATCATAACATGGTTCTACTCTATAAGTATAAACCACATTAGCATCATAAACAGATCCATCTCCTTCAACGTCGATTCCTCCGTCTCCGAATACATCCCTATGTAACCTTCCTAATGGTACGATCTTTGTTACCTGTGTTCCCGCAAGACTGCCTGGTTTCCAATCTTCTTTGTCTCTGAAGATATAACCAGTTCCGTCTGCATTCTCGTTGTAGACATACACAGTAACTGTATCGTCCGTTTCTTTGTCTATCCTATACTGATATAGAACGTTATCTATATAGACGCCTGGCGGTTCTGGTAAGATATCTCCCATTGACCACTTAAGTGCGTTGTCTGCTGCAGCGTTGCCCGTGTATCCGTAATATGGTGCAATACTTTCAGAGGAAGAGTAAGAGGGCCAACAAACCACCACCAATGACAGGAGCAGCTTGTTGAGGTGACTCGAATAACGGCCCCATTCCATCCAATTCTTTTTGTGTCTCTTCGACATGAGATTCCCATCCTAGTTTCGCCGCATCACCAATAGTTCCATTATATGGACATGGAGTGCCAGCGTGCATCATTGCATCAAATACTTTTTCGTCTTGACACATAACAGAAACTGCTGCAACCTTCATACCCATATCATACAGTACTTTAGCATTTTTCAGTCTTTGACAATTTTCCTCAGTAAATGTTCCACCTGCAGATATACCAAGGATCTGTGTTTGTACTGCTCCTGCAACACCGATAGTACATAAGTCACTATTATTACCTGCGCTAAAAGATGGCGAAATTGCAGAAGGGGGTGGTTGTTCAATTTTAGTGTTCATGTTACCATTTGTAGTAACAGTGCTGTCAGTATCGGCTCTAGTACATATGTAACCTTCTGGACAATCAGCAGCATCTTGTGCAAGTGTAGGCGAGGCAAAACCCACCAATAACAACATACACAGAAACAAATATCTAAACATAAACCTCTCCACTTTAGATAATTTAAAGCACAATTCGTTCTATTTATATAAGCACATATCTTGTCAAAAATTTGACAACAACTAAAATTTGACAAAGTTCGCAAATCAACAATTTGACAACATAAAAAAATTTAATTTTTTTTCAAAAAACGCTTGACATTTTTCAAATAATGATTATATTAATAGTGTAAGAAAGAGAAAAGGAATCAGTTATGAAAATGTTTATTAGTGCAGAAAACGGTTTTGTTAAAGTGTACAAAGGTGTTGATAACATCGTAGGTGGTGCAAAGACTGCAAAAGGTCTTGCGTACATCCTTATGACTCACAAAGCTCAAAATTATGATGTCTACTTCACTAGTAGTATGGACTTTGCAGATGAGTACGGTTTCGATCATTATAATGGTGCGAAGAACCTTTGGGATGAAGCAATGAAATTAATTTTTTTGAAATAATTTCAAAAAAACGCTTGACATTTCCTATGAGATGCACTATATTAAGTATGTAACAAGAGAGAAAGAAACATCATGACCAATTCAGTTGAAAAAATCGTATCAGGCGTAGCAGACTTCCTTGTCTATGTACAAGACTTCTATGGTCCTGGCGGGATCTATGATATGGGTGCAACACCCACACAGATCATCGAAGCTACAAAACAGTACATCGATCAAGTTGGTACAAATCCAGAAGATAGTTTTTCTTTCTGTGGAGATTCACTAGATCGTGAGAAGGTACGTGATATCATGATCGATAAGTTTGGTCTAAAATTCCCAGAAGGGGGCATCAAAATTAATTCGTAATTAATTCAAAAAAGGGGTTGACATTCCCTACGAAATGTCATATAATACATAGGTAATCAAGAGAGAGATATATCATGACACAAGTTGCAGTAATCCACACCGCTTTCGAAGACACACCACGCACAGTTGCGTTTGTAGAAGTTGGTGATCGAACAGGTACGGAGGCTCTTGAGTATGCGTATCGTTGGACGCAGAACATCATGGACTCATGGTCTTTGAAGATGGAAGAAGATGGTAACGATGATGTTACTGTTGTCGGTGAACTTCCTGTTGTCGATGGTCAGACATACGGTTTGCGTTCGACATCAATGGGTGACCACATGTTGTTGGGAACTACGAAGTACAAAGTATCAATGGTTGGTTTTGAGGAGCTAGTATAATGTTTGTTATTGAAACTCAGTGTTATGAAGACTACGGCACACGCATCAAAGCAAAAGGTGGACGTTCCATCTGTTGTGAAGTCGACACCATGGAAGAGGCGGAAGCAATCGCCTCTATGATTTCTGATGAGTGGGAACACATCCTAGACATTCATGAGGAGTCAGAAGATTGGGAGTCTTGGTACGTCAAGTCTCAACGTGAGTATGATGACGGTGTCCTCTACTTGGACCCTGTTGTTCGTCGCTCTCCTAAGAGTGGTAAGTACTACTTGAAACGTGGTTACTTACTTAACCGCACCACCAACTCTGATTTTGAACACCTTGTAGGTAAGTTCATTGGTTGGATTGACAATGTCTCTGAAGGGGGATGTGTCATGAAAATTGAGGGTGATAAACGTACATACGTTGACGATAACTTAGAGGCGGTTGCGGCGTAATGTATGTTGTTAAGATAAAAGGTGGCCAGACTGTGGCCATCTGTTCCCGCAAAGTTGACGCAGAAGCATATCTTTTTGGTCAACGCCTTGATAAAACAATCTACGAAATTTTAGAATTCCAACCAAATCTAAAAGGAGTGTCAAATGAGCAACCAACGTGGCGGTAAGTGGAAACCTGCAGCAATGAGTGATGGTGGTAAAGTCGATGAAATGACTCTTGTCACCTTCTTCAAGTCTGCAAAAGAAGTTCTAGAACGTGAGGGTAAAGAAGATAGTGCCTTCTATTTTGAACAGTGTGAAGACTGGCTTCGTTCTGGTAACAAAATCACAAGTGATGCAGGAAGGATCCTTGGACTATGACTATGTCATTCTCTGAACTCGTTGAAGAACTCAAAAAACGCCAAGAGCGTGAAGAGGCAGAAGAAAAAAAGAAAGAAAAGAAGGCTGCATGATGTTTAGTGTTGGCGATAAAGTATACGTGTGGGAAGAAGATGATCTGTTCGCACGTGAATGGGAAGGTTGTTGTGGTAATGTCACAGAGGTTACCGAAGACAGCGTCACCATTTTTTCTGTCTTTGATGATGAGTATCATACAGCCGATCCAGAAAATGTTTTCCACATCGGAACTGGTCCAATCATGAATGTAAAAATTCGTGATTATCCTGCAGACGATCTGTTTGAAGATATTGAAGATGATCCAGAAAACGTTCTCATGAATATCCCACGTGCGATTTTAGTTCAGATGGGGCTTGACATTGGGGATGAACTTGTGGTAGAATACTCAGACAATGGTTTAGTACTTCGTAAGAAAAAGGTTGCGTTCGACGAAGAATATGAATTTGTTCGGGCACAAAAGATTGAAGACACCGAACCTTACGAAATCGAATAGGAGATATAGAATGGCAAATCACGTACACTTTGCAGTAAACTTTCATCAAATCAACGATGAAGCTCGTGCAAAACTCAAAGAGATGTTTGGACGTATTCGTGAAGATGGGAACTATCGTTGGTTCTCTGATATCTTTGTTGAGGGTGACTTGACATATGAAGAGACAGAAAAGTATGCTTGGACATTAGAACACATTGGTCCTAAATGGAGTTATATTGAAGATTATGATGTAGA